GTACCAGCCGTACCAGTCCACGCGCAGAACACGTCGACGACCATGATGGCGCTCGTCTCGTCCCCGCAGTTCACCAACCGGCTGCAGTACCTCGGCGCACAGGTGGCGAAGGAAGTGCTCGAAGAGGCGGCCTCCGCCAGCGCGAATGGCGTCATTCCGGCGTACACCGCGGCGTGTCATACCCGGCGTGTCGCGTTGGCGCGCGCCTTTCTGATCGGTCCTGCCGGGTATGCGTCGATTTCCGCGGTCCTCATCGTCGGCGTCAACGTCTCCGGTGCCGTGATCGTCGGCACCGCCACTGGTAGCGGGGCGACGGCCGACAGTTCGGCATCCGACGGAGCGATTCAACAGGCGTATCGCGTGATCTGGAACGCACTCGCTGGCTGCGCGACGAACGAATAGGGAGGATCTTGTGACCACGCTCACGTCCGTGCTCGTCGTGTTCGCCGTCCTCACGGCGAGCTCGCTGTCCGCGCAGGACCTGCACCGCGTCGCCGAACCGCTGAAGCTCCCGCAGATCCTCTGCGAGGGCGAGGTCTGCTACGACACGTTCAGCGGCGAGCCGTTCGGGCCATTGCAAATCGACGACGACTCGCACGTCGGCGCGCATCACGATCCGTGGTGGATGCAGGCCGGGTTTGTCGCCTGCGGGGCCGGCGTCGTCGCGGACATTGCCACCTCGCTCTACGCGTTCGGCAAGCACGAAGGCATCATCGTCGAGGGCAACGGTCGCTACGCGGCGCTGCAGGACAAGCCGATTCCCTTCGCCATGAAGCGGCTCGCGTACGGGCTGGCGCAGTGCGGTGGGCCGTACCTCCTGCACCGCCTCGATCTCGACGGGCGCGCGGGGGTGCTGATCCGCATCGCCAGTGGCTCCTTCCTCGGCGTGTCTACCGCGCTCGTCTGGAAGCAGGCGTTCGACAACGAGGACGTTCGGCGCCTCGTGGAGAAGCGATGATGACGCGCCTAAAAAATCTCGCCACCGGCGTCGTCGGCGCCGCCGGCCTGCTCGCGGCCGTCTGGCTCTACGGTCAATGGTCGCAGTTTCAAACGATGAAAGCCGTCCTCGTCGACATCGTCTGCATCGCGCCGGCGCTGCAGCAGAAGTACACCGTGCGCTGTCCCGCCACGATGAGTCCCGCGTCGGCGCCGACCAACGCGTCGCCCGCAGGGCCGCGGCCCGCCGCGCCGGTGCAGGAGTAACCCCCCGTCATGCAGCAGACCCGACGCGAGATCCTCGACGAGTTCTTGCGACACGCCGACGAGTACAACGACTCGGAAGCGCGCAATCTTGCGGAGCTGCTGCTGAATCGGGCGTATCTGAACGTCTGGCTCACGCACCCGTTCAACGATCACCGGTTGCCGAGCCCAATTCAGATCACCACGATCGCGAACACGCGGGACTACGTACTGCCGCAGTACTTCGGACGCCTCCCGTTGCGAGTCGAGTACCTGCGGAACCTGACGACGGAAGGGCGGTTGGAAATCTGGTCGGCGGACAAGCTCGAGGAACGGCACCCAGAGGCGGGCACCGATCTGGAGAGCGCCGGCACGCCGCGCATCGCGGTGATTGGCGGTGTCGTCGGCGTGCGCGTGCAACCGTCGTCCTCCGGCCAGGCACTCGAAGTCCTCAGCTCGGACAGTGGCGACACCGACATCCGCGTGTCGATCGAGGGCGTCGACAGCGACGGGCAGTGGAACGAGACGCAGGTCACCCTCAGCGGCACGAACCCGGTCGCGATCGGCACCTGGAAGCCGCCGATTGTGAACTTCGCGAAGGCGTATCCGGCGGGCACGACGCCGGCGACGGAACTCACGTCGAGCCGCGGCACCGTCACGTTGCGCGTGGCCAGCGGGGGCGCGACGCTCGGCACGCTGCTCCCGGAAGAGAGCGCGCGCGAGTTCCCGTCACTCACGCTCTACCCCAAGCCGACGACGGCCGGCGAGATCATCGCCGTCCCGGCGATCCGTGCGCCGAAGAAGTTGTATCTCGACAGCGACGAAGTCCCGCGCTTTTGGGGCTCGGCCATCCTTGAGGAAATGTGGCGGCTCTGGAAGATCGGCACTGGCGAACCGCCGGCCGCCGATCCGGGGCCCGAGGTCAAGCGCCTCGTGGCGCATGACAACTCGACCATCAGCGGGCGCATCCGCACCCGCCCGGCGATCCTGTCGTGAGCTTTCACCGTCCGCAGCGGTCGATCTGGGTCAACGACTTCACGGCGGGGTATCTCGATTCGCCGCAGAGCGATGCCATTCCGCCCGGCGCGACGCCAGACGCGAAGAACGCGTTTCTCTACGACATCAACCTCGACGCGCGCACCTGTTCGATGGGGCGCCGCAAGGGCACCCGACTGTGCAATGCCACCACGCTGTCGAGCGGCAAGCGCGTGGACGGGCTGTTCGACTATCGGCGTCCGGGTGCCAGCGCGACGCTGATCGCGATGTGCAACGGGCAATTGAGCAGTATCGACCCCGTGGCGGGCACGACGGCGAGTCTCGGCGCGTCCTTCGGCACGGCGGGGAACACCGCCCGCTTCGTGCCCTACAAGAGCAACGTCATCATCTATGACGGCTCGGCCCAGCGGCGCTGGGACGGGACGACGCTCTACACCCTCGGCATGGCCACGCCCGGGACGATCACGAACATGGTCGCGGGTGCCGGCACGCTGACGGGGACGTACGAGGCGGTCTACACCTGGTATGACTCGGTGCTCGATCGCGACAGTTCGATCTCGACCGCGACGGCCACGCTGGTCCTCGCGGGGCAGGGGCGCACGCACACGCGCCCGGGCAGCACCATTCCCTCGTCAGCGACGCATTGGCGCGCGTGGGTGCGCCGCACCGACACGAACGAACTGAATTACTACCTCGCGGGGAGTCAGGTGGTCGGCACGGCGGCGTTGACGGAAACGCTGTCGGATGCGGCGCGCCGCTTACAGGACATCGCGGCCAAGCCCAACGTCAACGATCCGCCGCCCGGGAATTTCGCGGTACTGGCCGAGATTGATGGGTACGGCATCGGGGCCTTGGCGAACGCGACCGACTACTACGTCAGCAAGATCGGCGATCTTGAAAGCTGGCATCCGAAAGATAAGTTTCCGGTGTCGCGCGCGACGGGCGAAGCGCTGTCGTGGGCACGCGCCTTTGCCGGTCGCCGTTTGATCGGGACGCCGCACGGCACATGGGAGTTGCGCGGCGATCGCGTCCCGTTCGCCGTGAAGAACGTGCACACGATGTACGGCAACGTCAGCCAAGACGCCGTGGTGGAAGTCGATAGTCTGCTGTACGGATGGGACCGCGTACGCGGGCCGTACGTGACGGACCTGTCGACGTGGCGACCGCTCGCCGATCACCGCATCGGCACGTTTGTCGACACGATCAACCGCGGCGCCCTGACCGACATTCGCGCCGTCCATGATGAAGTCCGCAGTCTCGTGATCTGGGCGGTGCCGACCACGTCCACGCGCCGGCGGACGCTGCTGGCGTATCACACCTTGCTCGGGTGCTGGCTCCCGCCGATCACCGGACTCGAATACGGGTCGCTCTCGCCCTTCACGGACTCGAACAGCGCGCTCGGGCTCTACCTGGGCGACTACTGGGGCCGCATCTACGAGTTGTTCTCCGGATCGCGGGAAGGGGTGCCGAGCGGCACGGTCAGCGCCCCGATCACTGGCAGTTCGGCGTCGACCGCCACGTGCAGCAGCGCCACCTTCTACACGACGGGGAGCGGTCTTGCCGGCCTGCCGGTCGCGGCGGTCTCGCCGGCCGGCGTCTGGCAGTGGCGGCGCATCCAGTCGAACACGGCCACGCAGATCACGCTCGATACCACCAACGACGCGCCCTGGACCACGACGCCCGCGACCGATGGCACGTGGACCCTCGTCGTCGGCGGGATCGATTGGTTCTGGCGCACGCCGTGGCTGGACTTCGGCGCGCCACACAAGCAGAAGAAAGGCGGCTTCGTCTACGTTCAGTGCAGCGCGGAGCAGGCCAACCTCACCCTCTCGTGCAAAGGCCGCTTCAACGAAGAAGATGGCACGATTCAGCCCGGCGACTACAACTTCGCGGTTCCGGTCGGATCGGCGCGATGGGGATCGGCGGTCTGGGGCACGTCATTGTGGGGCGGCCGCGCCAATCGCACGCTGCAAAAGCAGCGCATCAATCGGTCGTTCCTGTCGGCACAGCTGCATTTCTACAACGCGTACCCGGATCAGGAGATCAAGATCTTGATGTACGGCCTGCAGTGCGACGAGCAGCCGCGGCGCTCGGCGCGGAGTGTCCGGTAATGGCGACCGATCGGGCGCTGACGAAGCCGGAAAGCCAAGCCTTTGACGCCGCCGAACGGGAAGGCTTCGGCGCGCCGTTCGCCGCGTACTCGCGGTGTTTCGAGGTGTCGTTTCCGAATAACACCGACACGATCGACGTGGCGCACGGGTTAGGTGCAGTGCCGGACGGTATGCTTAAATTGGTCGAGGTCGGCGGCACGGTGGAAGCGGTCACGCCCCACCTGTGGTCGACCACGGTCGCGTATCTCAAAGCGAGCGCCGCCAACACCCGGGCCAGGGTGGTGTTCATCACCTTACGGGAGAGCATCCTCGATGCGTAACCGATCCCTGCTGGCCCTTCTGCTCGCGATCCTTGTCGCGCCGTTGTCCGTGACAGCGCAGATCACGGTCCCGAACCCGACGTTCGTCGTCGACACCGTCATTGACCCCGATCAGGTCAACGCGAACTTCGCGAAGTTCGCCGATGCGCTGAATCGCACCGGCGGCACGATGACCGGCACGCTGACGATGCAGGCGCTGGTCGATCTCTCGCACGCCAGTGCGGGACAGATCAAGTTTCCGGCCTCGCAAAACGCGTCGGCCAACGCCAACACGCTCGACGACTACGAAGAGGGCCCGTGGACCCCGTCCGATGGCAGCGGGGCCGGGCTGACGCTGTCTTCCACGAGTGCGGCCTACGTCAAGATCGGCCAGCAGGTGACCGCATGGGCCGAGTTCACCTACCCCGTGACCGCGAACGGCAGCTCCGTGCGCATCAATGGCCTCCCGGCGCCGACCCATACGACGCCGACCAACGGGGGATCGTGCGCGCTCGGATTTACGGATGTGGGATTTATCGTCACGGCGCAAGCGGTCGGCTCGTCCATTTTTTTGTATGACACGTCTGGATCGAATCAGATCAACTCGGCGTTTTCCGGCAAGTCGTTTCGTCTGACCTGCACGTATCGCGCGAGCAGTTAGCGATGTTTCAGGCCGTCGTCCGATCGGTGCAGCGGCAGGGCGACAAGCTCTATGCCTTTGGCGTGGAGATTCTCGACGATCGCACCACGCCACCGACACGCGTGACACTCGAGACGTTTGTGGCCAAGAACAAAGGCGATCTGGCGAAGGATGTGCGGCGCGCGCTCGAGACGTTGAAAGAGAGCGACGAGGAAGCCGCGCTTGCGCAAGAACTCGTCGGCACCAAGATCGGTGAGCTCTGATGGCGATCACGCGACGGCCCACTGGACTCGGCACGTTGTCTGCGAGTCCGACGTATCCGTCGTCCCACGGCGGGGCGACAGCAGGGAGTAGTGCCATGCCCGGATGGTTGATTCCGTTATTGCTCGCGGCCGGTACCGGCGCGCAAGTCGGGTCGTCGATCCATCAGTCGAACAAGAACCGCGAGGCGCAGAAGGAGAGCGACAAAAACTCGCTCGAGATCGCGAAGATGGGCGATGAGCGCGAGCGCGCGCTGGCGCTCCTCGAGTTGCTCGCGAACGAGAACATGGCGAATCCGTACCGCCATCTGCTGTCGCAGGGCGGTGCCGCCGCGATGTTCGATCAAATGGCGCGCGAGACACCGGTCTCGTATCGCTTGCCTGAGAATTCACGGTACGCGCAGTATGTCAACGGCGTGACACGGGAAGGTGGGTACGAGCCATCGCCGGAACTCCGTCGGTCCGCAGAGCAGCTCCGCAACAACGTGCTCAGTGGACAGCATGTGGCGCCAAGCGCGACCGATCCCAACGCGCCCCGCTACGGCACCATCGACCTACTGACGCAGATCGGGCTCGGCGATCATCCGATCGCGCCGCACGGCGGACCGGTGGGTGGGGCGCGCCCGACGGCGCCGCCGTGGGGGACACCGAACACCGCCGTGCCACGCCCAGGCGGGTCGGTCCGCCACCCGGACGGCTACACGCGCGGCGGCGCTGGCGCGATGGCGCCTGGCGCGGAGCTCGGCCCGCTGTCATTTGAAGGGGCGGGCCACCGCACCATGCCGGTCGGCCGCGGCAGCGCGTATGCCCCGATGGGCGGCACGCTGCGCGACGAGACCACGGGCGAAGAGGCGACGACCGGCGACGCCGATCTCATGGCGCTGTTGGCGTCGCTCGACGCCCGCACGATGAGTCCGGCCGGCGCGCGTCCTGGACGTCCGGTCGCACGCGCGCCGATGCGACGGAAGCGGCGCCCGATGGCGGCGCGCGGCGGGCCGGCGGCCTCGTTCGGGACGATGTCCTTCGCCGCGTAACCACCACAGTTCGTCACCCCGAGCCGGGCCAAAAGGCACGGGGGCATGGCACTCGGCCAGTTCTCATGGGAATCGTTCAGTGACCGGGAGGACCCTCGGGCCGGATGGGGGCGGTCGCTCCGGCGTCCACAGGGGCGCAATCCCCTCCAACGCGTCCAGCAGGAGCGCGGGGATGCCCGCGACGGCACGCTCCCCGGGCTCAGTTTTCAAGGCCTGCCGGATCTGACGGATTCGCCAGTCGGGTTCAAAACCCCACTGTCGGTGGAATCCGCGACTGCGCCCACCCCGAAACCGACGCCGCTGTCTTGGGACGACGCCATCAGTGCACCAAGCGCGCCAGGGGTATCGGTCTCCCGGCCATCCGGTCCATCGATGGCGGGACCGGACGAGCCGGTGCAGGCCGGCACGAGACCCATTCCGACACGTCCGGCTGTGGCCACGCCCGGGGGGGCACAGCAGAAGTTTCAGCGCGTCCGCCAGTTCCAAGAGGCGGTGCAGCAACTGCGATCGACGACGGACCCCCGCCAGCAAGCCGTCGCCCGCGATCGCCTGTCGCGCGATCTGTTCGCGTCGCTCAAGGCGGACGGCCATCAGGTCAAGTGGAAAGGCGATCAGCTCGTCGTCGATGGCCGCGTGTACGACGTGGGCGTCGGCACGACGGACGCGCCGCCCGCGCCGGGCGCGTCGCCCGCCGGCGTCGCCAGTCAAACGGCGCGCATGACCACCGCCGCTGGTGGGCCGCCGACCACGCCGCCCGCGTACGGCAACGACATGCGCGGCGGGGCGATTCCGATCACGCCCCGTGACGCGGGCCAAGGCGATGACGTCCGGGCGCAGGCGGTGCCGGCGACGCGACCGACGCCGGCGCCGCGCGTCGATCCGAAGCGCACCGGCACGGTGGAAGAAGCCACCAACGCGCTGCAGACCGAAGCGCAGCGCATTCTCGGTCGACGCCTGACCCAAGAGGAACTGAACGCGATCGCCACGAAAGTCGGCTACACCGGAACCCAAGGCCAGCGACCAACGCCACAATTGCGGCCACCTGGCGAAGCCGGTCCGGAAGCGCAGGCCATCAGCTACATCCAGCAGGAAGCGCAGCGGATGCTCGGCCGGCAGTTGTCGCCGCAGGAGATCCAGCAGTACGCCGCCTCGGTCGGCTACAACGGCGGCGGCACGGTCACGGCGGAACAGGTCAACCTCGTGTTACAGCAGATCGCCGAACAGGCCCCGCTCAGCGGCGGCGGGCCTGGGCAGGTGACTGGCGACATGTACAACCGCGCGCTCGACCTGCTCGAGGCGATGTGGACCGATCCGGACGGCGGTTCTGGGGGAGCCCCCGGACCCGGCGGACCGACCACGCCGGGCGACCCGGCGGGCGATCCCAATCAACCACCGCTGCCCAACGTGCCGCGGCATCCCCAAGGCGAAATCATTCCGTTCTATCCGCCCCACGGGCCGAATTACGTCCCGGGTGACATTCCCACCGATGACCTCGAGGGGTTCTCGCTCGACGACATCCTGGGGCACATCGGCGGCGAGCATCTCGGGCCCGGCGACTTCGACACGCTGACGAGCGACTACCTGCGTCGCCTGATGGCGGATCCGACGGCCGATCTCGGCGATCACGCAATCGACGGGCAGACCGGCGATCTCATTTCGAGCATCATGGCCGACCCGACGAAGTTCCTCGGCGACACCGAGACGAGCGACGCCACACGCGCGCTGGCGCTCAGCGTGCTGCAGAACCCCGAATCGCTCTCGCCGCACGTCGTCGAGATGTTGAAAGGCCGCACGGCCGACGAACTCGCGGAGGCCCAGGCGTTCGAAGACGAGGAACTCTCGCTCTTCGGGCATCAGAACGGCATCGCCGACTCGAACTGGCTCGCGAGCGAACGCGCCGCGACGAAACGTGATCGGCAGCGCGCCGTCACGGACAGCAATCGCAACATCGACATCGCGGCCGCCGAAACCAACATGGCGGATCGTCGCGCCGCCGCGGACCTCGGTATGCGGCTCGGCGCCGAGGATCGCGCGATGGGTGAAGCGCGCACCGGCGCGCGCGAACGCGGTGCGACGTTGGGCGCGACGTGGGGCGCGGAACAGTTCCGTCGCGGAGAAGCGCGCACGGGCGCGAAGCAGCGCGTCGGCGAGATGGGCGCCAAGTGGGCGCGCGACCAGCGCGAGTTGTCGCTCGCCGAGCAACAGGAGCGCCGCGCGGCGGTGCAACTCGCCGCCGACACGTCGTTGCAATCGGCGGCGCTCCGCGGCGATCGTTACGCGCTGCGGGAACAGATCCACGCGAAGGCCGCGGAGCTCGGCCTCCAGGCCGACCAACTCCAGGTGCAATTCATCCTCGGGCAGATGAACGACCTGACGCAGCGCTACGGCATCGACGTCGGGGCGACGATCGATCGTGAGCGTCTGGCGCAGCAAAGCCTGGAGTTCAAAGAAGAGTTGATGTTCCGCTTCCAGGAACTGCGCGAACGGATGCGCGCGGAGATGGAACGCCTCGCGCAAGAGGACGCACAGTTCGGGCATGACCTGGCCTATCGCTACAAGGTGCTGGAGAAGGGGCAAGGGGGGATTCCGTACTACGGCGGCGGCGGTGGTGGCTCGTTCTGGTCGTGGAGGTAAGCGATGCCTGGCGCAGCAGACATCTTCGGCGTCATCGGGGGCGGGCTTGAAGGGTTCGCACGGGGTCTCTCCATTCAACGCGAGCTGGAAGCCGAAGAGCGGCGTCGTCTTGCAGAGGAAGCGCGGATCCGGCGACAGATGGAACTGGAGGATCGGAGAATCGCCCTCGCCGAGCAAACGCGACGTGATCGCAACAACGAGGTTGGTCTCGAGACGATGTCCCACGATCGCGCAGCGTGGGAACGCGAGCAGAAAATGCTCAGTGACCAGCGCGTGCAGCAGCAGTTGCAGGCGATTCAGGAGGAATGGCTCGCCTCGCTTCCGCCGGACTTGCGCGCGATGATGCGCGGCGAGCAACTCGGATTCAAGGGGGCGAAACGCGAGGACTTCCAGTCACCGGAACAACGCGAGGCGGAACGGACGCGCGCGGCGGCTCAGAAACGGGAGGAGGTGCAAGCCGAGCGCGACGCCGACTTCACAGACTTTCAGCGGCGTGAGCGATTCAAAAAAAGCCTTGGCGGCGATCTACCGATCACGCCGAAGGACGATCCGGCGCTGCCGATGGGGGTTCGCGATTACCTCGACTCGTTACTGACCAAACATCAGGGAGCGTTTGAAAAGGCCGAGGGGGACTTCAATCAAACCTGGAACCAGTTGAAGGAAGATCACCCCAGACTCGATCCGGCCAAGGCGCGGGAGTACCTCAAGCATGTCTTTGGGTATGAGAAGCCTTCCGCAGCCTCCACGAAGCCGAACGCGCTGGACGTGTTTGGTCAGGTCGACCGTCCACCGATCAACGCACCGACATCTGGCCGCGCGCGCGGGTTTGGGGCGAGTCCACAAGTGGCGTTGCCTCGGGAGCGGAATCCCGACCCGCGCGGCTTACCGAGACCACGGTCGGGTAACGGTGACATTGCGCTTGGCCAAGACGGTCAAGCGAGGACATCAGAGGCGGCTGCGGTCATCACGCAGGCGCGCGATGCGCGTGCGGTCGAGGAACAGGAGCGCGCGCGCCGGCGCGGCTTGGATGTAGGCGATCTCCCCATCACACCGCTGCCGCGCGAACTCCGGGATGGGCGTGGCAAGCCGGAAACGATGCCGGTGGAAGTGGTCAGCCAGTCGGTCGACGCGCCACCCGAACGATCGCCAGAAGCGGATGCGGATCGGCTTCGGCGTCTGGAGCAGCAGGCCCGCAGTCTGCTCTCTCGCCTCGCGAACACGGCGGACACGTCGCAGCAGGACGTGTTGTTCAAGGAACTGGAGCGCGTCAAGGCGTTGCTAGTTGCAGCCGGAGGGAAATAGTCGGGTGCCACAGCGTCCCGCCTCATTGCTCGCCGAGATTGACGCGGCACTGGCGTCGGCCTCTGCACGTCGTTCGTCTCCGACAGGCGCCAAGAGTCTGATCGCCGAGATCGACGCGGTGTTGGGGCAATCGCGCAGTACCCGATCTGCGGTCACGGACCAGACGAATGTCGATGTGTCCGCGCTGCTCGCGGACATTGACGCGGCGCTCAACCAGTTCCAGTCACCACACCAAATGCCGCCGGCGATGACTCCATTGGCCAGTCACGCGCGCGAGGCGATGCCTTCCGCCTCGCTGCCGCCGATGCGGCCGATGTCGAGCCATGCGCCGGCGGCACCGTCGACACCGCTGATCGCCAGCAATCATGCGCAGCGCCCAATGCCGTCTGGTCCACCGCCTGGCCACGAGACGCGCCCAGGCGTGCAACCACAACCGCGGCGTCAGGGCGATGTCGTCCTCCCCGGCACGAGCGTGCCCCTCGAGGAGATCGAAGATGTTGTCGGCATGGTGCCCGCGGACCTGGCGGGCACGACGGCGCTCGAACGGCAGACCATTCGATCATCGCCGTCGCGACATCGTCCGCCCGCGCCGCCCGTCGTCGACACCCCACCCCCGCCGGCGCCGGGACCGACAGAAGCGACCGCGCTCGAATCCGTGATCTCTGGTGTCGCACGAGCGGGACGAGAGTTCGGCGAGGTGCATCAGCAACTCGGTCGCGGTGGCTTGCAAGGACTGGGTGGCGTCGCGACTGGTCTCGGGCGCGCGATCGAATGGGCTGGAGGCACCGAACCCGCCACGCATCCGCACGCACAAACTGCGGAGCGCGTTGCGTCAGGCTTACAGCAGGTCGGCGAGTTGTTGAAGACGGCTGGCACCCCTCCCGATCCGGGACGCGTGCAGCGAGACATTGCCGAAGAACCCGCAGCGCTCTTGGACCCGCAGTGGTGGACCTACAACATCGGGTCGGCAGCCGGGAGTCAACTCGCGTTTCTGGGTCCAATGTTTGCGACCAAAGCCGTCGCCGGCGGCATCGGACGAATTGTGTCACTCGTGCCGAAGCTGAAAGAAGCGGCCGAGCTCACTGCGGGGATCGGCGCCGGTAGCGTCGTCGAAGCAGTTGTCGAAGGCGGGCTGGCGTACGACGACGCGATCGAGAGCGGCGCGACGCCGGAAGACGCCGGCAAGGCCGCCGCCATCGTCGCGCGCGAAAACATCGATACGTTGCTCGGCACCAATGCCGCCGGCTATTTGATGCCACTCGTGACGGATGCGCGCCCGATTCTGCGCCTGATCGCCGGGGGATTCTCGGAAGGGGGTCAGGAATACCTTCAGGAAGTCATCGCTGGCACGGCGGCGCAGCAGGTCTACGATCCAGCACGCAATCCCTTTGCGGGTGCCGCCACAGCCGGCCTGATGGGTGCCGTCACCGGCGGCGCACAAGGCGCGATGATGGCCGCGCCGCAGCGTCCGGCTGTGGCCGCACCTGCCGACGCCGCTCCGGTCCAGACCGGTATGGCGGTTTCCAGTGACGGGGCAACGGTCGACGGACCTGCTGTTCCTGATGTGCCGTTCGGTCTTGCGCCGGGAGGAACGCCGACGGCCACGCCGTCGCCCACCGTTGCCGCGCCACTGACGCGCACCGACACGATCGATGACATCGAAGTAACCGTTCCGGTAGATGCGCCGCCGATTATTCCCCCACCGACGAACATCGTCGCCACGCCATCGGACCTCGTCGCAGCTGATGCCGTCGCCGTGCCTGACGCGACACGTGACGTCTCACCGGGGGCCGTGGACACCATGCCGCTGCCGTCCGCCCCGAGCGATCCGCTCCCCGGGGTGCGGTATCAGATGCCCGCGCGCGCCATCAGGATGGATCCAGAATCATTGCAATTCCGGGCGCAGGCGAATCGCGAGGGCCTCGACGCGACGCGCGCCATCACGGAGGCCTATGACCCCAAGAAAGGCGGCATTCTCGCCGTCTGGCGCGATCCGCAGACGGGCGAGACAAAGGTCGTCAACGGCCATCATCGACTCGCCGCCGCGCAACGCGACGATGCGTCCGTCGCTGTCGTGTACATCGATGCGCCGACGGCCGCTGAGGCCCGCACCCAAGGTGCGCTGCTGAACATCGACGAGGATCACGCGGATCTGCGCGATGCGGTCCAGCTGTTTGTCGACGGAGGCTTCACCAAGGCCGACCTCGAGACGTTGGGGATTTCGCCGCGGTCTCGCGTGGCACGCGACGCAGAGGCGGTCGCGAGCTTGGCGCCTGGCATCCGTGCGGCGTGGCAGGCGGGCGAGGTTCCGGATGGCATCGCAGTAGCGCTCGGGCGCGCAGATCTCTCACCAGAGCAACAGGCGGTCGTCCAGAAGGTCTATCTCCAGCAACAGGCGAAAGGGCGTGAACTCCCCGCGACGCAAATCAGTATTCTGGCGCGGCGCGTCAAAGCGGCGCCGGAGACGCGCCAGACCAGCGATCAGGGGTCGATCTTTGATGTCCTTGGTGAGGAGCGCGGTCAGAATCTGTTTGTCGAGCGGGCAGCGCTCGAGGATTGGCTCGTGTCGCAACTCGGTCGCGACAAGCGCTTATTTGGCACAGTCAGTCGGCACGCCGACCGGCTCACGGAAGGCGGCACACAGGTCGATGTTGTGCAAGGCGAGCGGATTGCGGCAGAATCTGGTCAGGCTGCCGCCGTGGTGCGGCGCCTGGCGGACGTCGCCGGACCCGTCAGCCGCGCCTTGAACGAGGCGGCGACCCGTGTCGCGGCCGGAGAGAATCTTCATGCCGTCCGAACCGCGCTCCTCGATGTCGCCCGCACCGCTGCGCGCGCCGAACTCGGCACCGCGGCCGCTGCTCACCCCGGCGCAAAAGGCACATCTGATGCGCGCGTATCCACGGCTCCGGAAGGCCGTGTCCTCCCGAACGACACCGACGGCTCACCGCGTACCGCTGTCGTAGCACGGCGCGGTGGCGGTACCGCGCGCGCGATGCCGCCCGCCACTCTGCGGGTGACGATTCGCGAAACTACCTATCGCGATCGTCCTGGCTTCACGGTCAGCTGGAGAGACGGCGCGTTTCCGCAATCGGTCTTCGTCCCATCCCGGATTCAAGCCGACGCCATCAAGTCTGTCGTGCAGCAGGGCGGCGGTGTCGACGCGATTGATCGGATTGTCCGCGATGGCCCGCCGATCACGACGGACACGCTCCCCACGGGCGAACGGCAGCCGCGCCTCCCGGAAGCCGGCGAGGTGCGCGATCGCGAAGTGGTGACGCCGCCCGTGGCCGCGGTGCCCGAGCCTGAATTTCGTTTACGCGGTCAGTCCGCGCGCGCGCCCGCCACGCAAGGTCGCCTGTTCGGCATGTCAACCGCCGCGACGTCCACGCCCATGGGTGGCGACGCCCTGCGACAAGTCAACGACTACACGTTCGAGCAACCGCCATCGCACATTACTAATCGGTTTCGCGGTCGCGCGCCGATCTCCGAACATCAGGTCGTCAACACCTTACGGCGCATCTTCGCCGTCTCGCGCGAGAGCGGCGATGTGCTGGATCGCTTGGCGGGATCGGAGCAGGTGCCACTCCCCACACGCCGCGGCCGCAGCACCATGATTCGTCGTGGTCGGGCCCTAGGCGTCTACAACACCAAGACCGGCAGCATTCGACTCAAGCGGGACATAGATCTCTCCACGTTTGTGCACGAGCTCGGCCATCACATCGACTTCGCCTTGTTCGAACAGCATGGTCGTCCGATGGGCCTGTTCAAAGACGAATTGCTCCGCATGGGCGAAGGCACCACGCCGCCCTCGATGCGCGGCGTCAAGAAGCATGAGTCCTATCAACTCGCGGAAGGCGTCGCCGAGTTCTTCCGGATCTGGTTTCCTGATCCGGCGCGCGCCAAGACGGTCGCGCCGAAGTTCTCGGCGGCCTTAGACGAGGTCATGCAGCGCGCTGAGGGGTTTGGCCAGCAGCTGGAAGACGCGCAATCCCTGGTGCAGCGGTATCTGTCGCAGGACTTGGCCACGCGCGGCGTCGCCCGCATCAGCATTCATCCGCGCTCGCTCGCGTCGGCCCCGATCGCGGCAGCCCGGCGCACCGTCCGCAACGTGCGCGAGGCGTATCGGGAGGGCGGATCACTCAGGGCCACGGCGAAACGCGTCGGGGCGTCTGTCCTCGATTCCCTCAACGTGCCGAAGTGGATGCGCGACCCGCACCAGCAGTGGCAGGCATTCCGGAAACAGTGGATTGATGATCTCGACGCGATCCAGCGGGCCGTCTTCGACATGGCGGGCGATGACCTGAGCGCGGCCGATCACGCGTACGTGCTGGCGCGCATCGCGCGCGGCACCGCTGGCAAGGCCCAAGGGTTTCTCGAGCACGGCGTCCGGGATCTCGATGGGCAGTTTCTCGGGCCCTCACTCCGCGCCGCATTGGCACCCGTCATGGACCGGCTGACGCGGGACGAAGGAGCGCCATACACGCGGCCCGATTTGGCGTCGTATCTCGTGGCGCTCCGCGCGCGCGAGCTGCACACCCGCACGACCAACCCACGCGATCCAGGCATGAAGCTCGCGGAGGCCGAGCTGATCATTCGTGCCACGGAAGGTGATGCGCGCTTCGAGCAATTTGCGGCCGCGCGCGATGCCGTATATGCCTACCAACGGTCGCTCTTGGCGTACGCCAGGCAGGCCGGGGCGTTCAGCGAGGCGCAGATTACGGCGATCCAGAAGGCTGGCGAGTTCTATGTGCCGCTCCAGCGAGTGCTGGAAGAGGTCGAAGAGGCGGGCGGCGGAAGCGCCAAGCGCATTGCGGATCGCGTGAGCCCCATCAAGAGCCAGAAGGGCTCTGGTCGCGACATCATCGATCCCTTTGAATCGATCGTGAAGAACACGGCGACCATCGTCGACATGGTCGAAAAGAACCGCGCGATGATCGCGCTGACGTCACTCGCCGACGAGACGACCGGATCGGCCCTATGGCTGGAACGGGTGCCACCCGATCAACTGCCCACGACGTTCAGACTTGACCAGCTCCAAGAGGTTGTCGTCGACAAGCTTGTGGCCGCCGGCACGGACGTTCCCGAGGGCATCGACTGGTCGGACATGGTGACGGTATTTACACCCACGCTGTGGGGCGATCCGAAGCACCGGATCGTCACGGTCATCAAGAATGGCAAGCGGCAGTTCTATCAAGTGCAGGACGAAGCGCTCTACCAGGCGATCACCGCAATCGGCCCGGCCGCCGCAACGGAGTTGATGCACTGGATGGCCAAGCCGACGGCGGTCCTCCGGGCGGGTGCGACGTTGACGCCTGGCTTCATCATTCGCAACCTGCTGCGAGACACCGTGGGCGCGATGCTGCAGTCGCGGCACGGATTTATCCCGGTCATCGACACGCTCGGCGGGTGGGTGTCCATGTTCCGGCGCGACGCGGACTGGCAGTTATATCAAGCCGCCGGCGTGCAACAAGCGGCACTCCTGGGACAGGACCGCGATCGCGTGGCGTCCGTGCTCGATGAACTCGGCGACAAAGGCTGGCGGCGCCGGATCAAAACCGCGCTGCATCCGCTCGATGCGCTGCGACGGGTCTCCGAACAGATCGAAAACGCCACGCGCGTCGGCGAGTTCAAGTTGGCGCTTCGCAATCCCGGCGCGGACCGACGGGTCGGGGTTCTCGGGATCGCGCAACGCATGGCCGATACCGCGCGCGGCCGGAATACGCCGATCACCGAGCGGCACCAACTCGCGCGCGCGACCCTCGCAGCGCGTGACGTGACCGTGGACTTTTCGCGCGGGGGGACGAGCGCGAAAGAGGTCTCGCAGTTCAAAGCCTTCTTCAACGCCCGCACGCAGGGCTTTGCACGAATTGCCGAGACCGTTCACCGCGACCCGACTGGCGCGGCGATCACGGTGGCGGGACTCTCAGCGCTGTCCCTCGCACTGTGGATGTTGAACAAGGACGATGAGGACTACCAGACCCTCACGCATCGCGAGCGCATGGACTACTGGTGGTACAAGTTGCCAGGGAACGACCGGTGGCTCCGGATCCCCAAACCGCACGAGTGGGGCGCGATCCCGAACGTCGTCGAGGGCGCGCTCAACCAGGTCTACCACGAACAGCCGGATGAAATCCGCCGCATGATGCCCATTCTCCAAGGGATTTCGTGGACGGAACTCGCCACGGCGTTCACGTTTACGTTTGTGCTGCCCGCATTGGAAGCTGCCAGTAACTACGACACGTACCGTCGCCGACCGATCGTGAGCCCGTTCGACGAGATGAACCTCTTGCCTGAGGATCAGTACTCCGAGTTGACGTCCGAAACGATGAAACTCGTTGGGAAGGCACTCGGCGTGTCGCCCGCCAAACTGGAACATCTGGTTGTTGGGTATACCGCGTCGGCTGGGCGGGCGGCCCTAGATCTGACCGATCCGATTGCACGACTGATCACCGGGAGGCCGGCCAGGTCGCCAGTAAAGTGGCGATCGGAGCAATGGCCCGGCCTGGGCGTGGTGCTCAGGGACGCCTCGCCCACCAGTTACGCGCAGCCACTTCAAGACTTCTATCAGGAGCGAGCCGAACTGCAGCGGGCTCGTGGGACTCAGCGCGCGCGGCAACGCGCCGGGGATGCGGCGGGCATCGCCGAGATCAACGAACGGTACGGTGCCAGGTTCACCCCGGAGCACGTCGCGCGCATCCAAGCCGCCGATGACGCCATTACGGAACTGCGCGGGATGCGAGATCAGGTTGACGCATCCGCAGACCTGACACCAGCCGAGCGGAAGCGCGCTCGTGAGGTGATTCACCGTGCGATGGTGCGATGGGCGGCCACCGCGACATGGTCGCCGACGATGAAAACGCACGTCCTGCCGCGAGCGGCCAGCGGTCAGTAACGGCTAGACTCGGTCCGGGCAGGAATGGTACAGGTAGCGCAGCGCGCGCTCGGCAAACCTGGGCTGCGACGGTTCCAGCGCGCACAGTAGATTCGTCACCACCGATGCCAGCCGGGCCAAGAAGGCAGGCACCGATGTCCGGGGAGACCCCACGCGGCCAGAACACCTGGGCGCGCAAGTTTTTCGATCTCGTCCTACCGATCATCGCCGCGGGCATCATCTCGTGGACGACATCGGTGCTGACGCTTCAGACGAAAACCGCGATTCTGGAAGAACGCCAGAATCAGAACTTCCTCGAGCTTCAACGCACCATCAGCTCGATGCGCGAGGACGTGCGCGAGATCCGCGCCGAATTGCTACGCCGGCCATGACGGATCGCGATCTCAACGACATGCTCGCCCAGTTGATCGACCACGAGAGCGAACGGCTCGTGGTCTACGACGACGCCACCGGGAAACCCCTGAAACAGGGCGACACGCTGAAAGGGCATCCGACGATTGGCATCGGCCGCAACCTCGCGGGCAAAGGGCTCACGCGCGAGGAGTCGCGGTATCTGTGTCGCAACGACATCGACGAGTGCGTCCGGGACTTGGTGACGTTCCCGTGGTTCCTCGATCTGAATGTCGTGCGGCAGCGCGCATTCGTGGATCTGCGGTTCAACCTGGGGCCGGGCACGTTCCGGCAGTTCAAAGGCATGTTCGCCGCACTCAACGACCGGGATTACGACGCGGCCGCCGATCACTTGAAAGCGAGCCTCTGGTATCGGCAGGTGGGACGTCGGGGGCCTCGGATCGTGCACATGGTGCGGACGGGAACCGACCCGACGACGTAGACGACAACCGCTCAGAGCCGGGCCAAAGGCATGAGCGATGGAGCATCTCCAGGCGATCGACGACAACGAGAAGAACGCGACAGCCGGCGCGGTCGTACCCATCCTGATCGCCCATCTCTGGGCCAGTGTCCGTGGCGCGTTGGTGCACGCGGGATGCCTCTACGGCCAGTTACGGCAGCGCGGCGCCGACGCGGCCGCAGCCGAAACCACGCTGATCGGCGTCGTGCGGAAGTGGATGAAGCGCGAACCGATCGCGATTGTGAGCATTCGCGGCATCGGTGACGACGAAATTCTGGCGCTCGCGGATCACGCCGGTCGGATCCCCGACAGCGATCACGGTGGCCTGTTCGATTTCGGCGTGCAGTTCGGCCAGCACGTGGAAGCGGGCGCATCGCGCGAGGAGGCGTATCACGCCGCCGGCGCATGGCTCGTGCAGTGGTACGGCGGGGAGAATCCCTGGCCCGCGCCGGAACCTGTTCCGACCCCAACGCCCGTCCCGACGCCAACGCCCACACCGGCCCCAACGCCTGTTCCCACGCCCACGCCGCCACTACCGGGAACGGAACTGCCGGCGTTGCGCGCGCGTGACCGCTGGTTCGCGCAGCACAGCAAGACCGACGCCTTTGATTACCGTGAAGCGACGGCCTTCATGCTCTTCGCGCGGTTCCTGCGCGGCGAAGACATCACCGACCGACTGCGCTACTGGCAGCGCTTCAAGATCAACAGCCTGCGCGTGATCGGCATGGTGCGTCACCCGTTCTGGGTCGAGCACGGGTGGAACCTGCATCCCGACGTGCCGCACTACTACGACGGCTGGCGGCCATTCCTGACGCTCTTGGAGCGGCACGGCTTCTATTGCCGCCTGTCGCTGTTTGCCGATCGGGACCATCTGCGCCATCTCGATCTCGCGGCCCACGCGGCGCGCATGGGGCAAGTGCTACACGGGTGCCGGAACGTGATTATCGAAATCACGAACGAGCCCACCATGAACGGCTTTCAGGAGCCGAGCGAATTGCAGCTCCGCGTCGCGGGAAGTCCCGATCCAATCGAGGAAGCGATGACGGCGCACGCTGAGGCACAGGCGACGGCGCGTCTCCGGTTGGCCACGACGTTCTTGGAACACGGCGGCCCGGCGCTGCTCGCGCTTGGACCCGAGCACGGCGCGCGCGGTCACCTGCTTACGTACATGCTGCCGCCGGCGACCTATCTCCCGTTCCACGCGGAGCGCGTGACCTGGGAGGACGGCTGGGCGTGGGTCCGCAGGATGGGCGAATACGGGCCGATTCAGAATCCGCTCGGCTGGCCGGCGCTCTCCGGTGAACCGATCAACGCCGGCACGCGGCCGGCGAATCCGAGCGATGCGGAACCGTCGACGGCGATCTGGTACGCGTATGGCGCCCTGTCGCGGATCGTCCCCGAGCGCGGCTACCTCCCGTGTTTCCACTTCGACCGCGGACTGTTTGCCGATCTCCCGGACGCGCCCGCCGAAGCGTGCCTCGCCGCGTTCATGCAGGGGTGCGATGACGTGCCGATCCGCGCGCGCGAGCACGGCTGGACAAACGGGCATCACGGAACGTCGCCGTTCCGCGACTACTTCCAAGAGTCCGATCCGCTCAACGACCGACCGGTGCGCATCTACGGCCGCGGCACCGGAAAGGACTACATCGGGATCGCCTTGCGGGCACCGCGCGACTGGCGCTGGCCAGACCTGCGGTTTCCGATTCGCAAAGTGCGTGAGATCCACGATCGCGGCTGGAGCGCGCAACTCTGGCAGGGAGTCTGAGACATGAAAGCCAAACACTACGCGCTGTTGGGGGTCTGCCTCGCCTCGATCGCGACCATGGTGAGCTCGCTGCCTGATTGGAATGAAGCGATGAAGCCGTCTTTTGTCGGCGGCGTGCTCGGCGTCATCGGGACACAACTGGCGGCTCTGTATACCGAGCGGCCCAATGAACGGCGGCCGCGATGAGCAAGTGGTCGAAGTTTTGGAAGGGCGTCAAGGTCGCGGTCGGTCTCCTCGCGAAAGCTCAAGACAAGGGCCTCGTCAAGATCAAGGAGTTGCCGAAGATTGAGGCCGGCGTCGCGATCGTCGACGACGCGGTTGAGGACGCGAAGAAGCGACCGTGATCAACCGCCGCGGATTTCTGCTGTCGCCGCTCGCGGCCATCCGCGTCCCGCCGCCGCCGGTGACGCTCATCGGCCATCTGACGCTGGCCGCGCGGCCAGGTGAAGGCTACTTCGCGATCGGCCAGCATGCCGCGTTGATGGTGAAGACGGACGACACAGCCACGATTCGAGCCTTGGAGGCGATCTGCGATCGCGACGTGACGGTGACGGTAACGGGATGAACGAAAGGCGGGTACGGCGATGTCCTTTGTACGTGATGACGATCCTCCGGTGGCGGTGAGCGTGGCACTCGCGATCGCGATCACGTGCGGCGGGGCGATCGCGTGCCTGACCGGCTGCGCGCCGACGGTCGTCCGTCGATCGCTGCAGATTCCGCACTTCGAATCCGGGTATGAGCCGACCGCCGGGGATGAGATGGGCTCAGCCTACCTGCAGCTGCACGATCGCCTGACGCAGTGGGGCATCGCGATCCATGAGCAGCCGCTGCGCCAGTTCGGCCTCGCGGATCTGCGCCGGGGCGTGATTCTGATCCGCGAGGGCCTGCCGATCAACGCGCGGTTCGAGGTGCTCGCGCACGAAGCGGCGCATCTGTTCCAGCCGCCCGCGCTCGAGGACAGTTCCACCGCCCAAGTGTTCGCGGAGCTCGTCGCCGTCGAGATCGCCAAGTTCTACGGGCATGACGGGTACGTGGACATCTCCGCGCGCTACCTGGCGATGCACAAGCATGCGTTCGCGAGCGTGAAGTACCTCGAGCGCGACGTGGCCTACGCGGTGAAAGTGCTGACCGGGCAACGGCCGCTGCCGCGGCGCGTGCCCTAGCTGGCGACGAGTTCGGCGCGCCGGACGCGGATCGGCGTGCCGAGCGGTCGGCCGCGGTGATCGGTGGGCTGTTCCCACACCCCCCGATCGCCGACGGACGCGAGGGCGATTGCGGTGTCCCGTTCCGTGATCGGCGCGCGCAGCAAGCGGCCCGATGTCGCGTCGTAGAGACACCACTGGCCGTCCGGCGCCACGCGGCGCAGGATCACATCGCCGGTGCGGGGCGCGTCGTGCGTCATCCAGGAGCCCTTTTGAGAGGGACGCGTCATTGTCACAGGTGAGTACGGAGCGCGGCAAGCTCAGGCGCGTATAGTGATCGCGATGGGGGAACAACCACCGGATCCGTGGCCCGCGCTCATGAAGTTCTCGACGCTCGCGCGGTACCTCGATTACGCGGGTAAGCACGCGCCAGATGCGGCGCGGAAGTTTGTCATCCGCCGACGCATTCCGAAGTTTTGGCGCGATGGCGCCTGGCTGGTGAAACGCGCCGATGTCGACGCGTCACTCAAGGGTCGTGTCTTTGAATCACGGCCCTCGGACCGACGAAAGTAATAGACGATGTTCGGTGGACGCTTTCCCAACGGCTTCGGGTTACTCGCGTCGGCGCACCTGGCCCTGCAACGGGGCGAGCCGCCGCAGCGCGTGCGTCGACCGCCCGCGATCGCCGTCGTCGAATGCCCTGGCTGCGGCTGGTCCGAGTGGGACGGCGCGTCGGAACATCCATGGCGCGGCGTCCGGTTCGCGCGCCCAATGTGTTACGGCCAAGCCGTGTCAGAAACGTGTCACGAATCACGGCTACAGGGGGGCACGTCAGGGCGGCCAGATGTGGCAGAACTCGTAGAACTGGCCGAAAACTCGCAGGAACCGCCCGATCGCGTCATCAGCACACAGCCTTAGAAGGCCGGTGCTCTATCCAACTGAGCTACGGGCGCATACGGAATTTACGGGCTTTTTTGCGTGTTTTCGGCGTCGCCCGCGATCGACGTGTCACTGACGTGTCACCGAAGTCGTCCGTGAACACCGTGCGATCCATGCCAAGGTACTCCATCATCTGATCGAGCGACGTCCACCCGCCGATCATCTGGACTGTGCGGATGTCGATCTGAAACTCACGCAGCATCCGCGTGGCGCCGCTCGCCCGCGTCGCCGTGTGCCAGACGATGCCGCCATTCCTGATGCCCCACGGCACGTCGGCGGCCTTCGCGGCCTGCTGCACCCGCCGGAGGAACCGTCGGCGCGGCACGGCCGGATCCTCGGCCTTCGCAAACGCCTCCTGCCAGTCTGGGAAGAAATAGCCGGTGTGCGTCTTCGGCCAGCGCCGCTTGAGGACTGCGGCCGCGCGCGTCTGCAAGGGCGTCGGGCCGGTGAGCGGGATCTGATGCGGGCCCGTCTTCGTCAGGAGCGCCAGACGATCACCGCGGTGACTCGCGCGTTGCAGGTTGATCAGCGGTTCTTGGCGCAGCAGCGTGCCGACACCGACGACGTAGAGATCGTGGATCTCACGATCGAGCCGCTTGAGTGCGGCGAGGAACGGACGTTCTTCCTCGCGCGTGAGCGTGCGCTTGGCCGGCAGCTTGTCGCGTTTGCGTTTCACGGTGCCGAGAGCGTGTGCCTTGATCCACTCACCGACCGCCGACTTGAGAATGGACTTCATTACGGCGAGCTCGGTGCCGACCGTCGTGACCGTGACGCCGTCCGCTAGGCGATCAGTCTCGTACTCGGACCAGCGCGCCGGCGTGATGTCGACGAGACTGATGTCGCCGAACGCGTCGATCAGGCGCTGAATGCGGAGCGCCTCCTGCACCTTCCCGCGATGTTTCGGCGTCTCGTGCGTGAGATACCACTGCGCCTGCGCGCGAAAGGTGCGACCGCCGCTGACTTGCGGGAGATCGAAACGCTGGCGAGCAGCATCACCGAGCATAGCGTCGTACGCGAGTTGCGCGAGGCGGCGGTTCTCTTTGGTTTGCTCAGGGTCGGCCGCCTTGACGAGGATCTTGGTGGACACGCGGGTGCGCCCTCGCTGGCCTTTTCGCTTCGGCAGGTTCAGCCAGTAATACTGGCTATCGGGACGCGTGACGACGCCCATCGCTACGAGTTGGCCCTGCAACGGTTCGCCACGCCATCAAGGAGGTTGGCATGACGGAACACCTGAAACGCCCTGATGTGGCCCGAGAAGACACCGAGCGGCTGCGTGACCGTCTGGTAGCCGAGCCAGACCGCGTTCGCGAGCCGGTCGTCGATTGGCCGGAGTTGTATCGGCGTCTGTGGCAGGTGAAGCTCCGATACTTTCACCCAGACAACCGCTGAGTCCTTGGAGCGGTCGCGGTCGACGGCGCGCTGGCGTCGTGGTGCCGACGCCCTATACTGTCCGTAGGCTCTCCCCGAGCGCGTTGCAGGAGAGGTGTGAACCATGGCAGGATACGCAGGCAACCCGACGTTCCCTATGGCCAAACAGCTCAACGTTAGCTTCAACCTCGACGGTGTCATCCGTGAGGACAAGGACACGAATTGCTTCGTGTCGTACTGCCCCGCGCTTGATCTGTACTCGGCCGGGCGCACCCGCCCAGAGGCCAGGGCCGCGCTGCAGAGCGCGATCGACCTGTTCGTCCGCCTCGGGTACGAACGCAACATCCTTGGCCGGTTGCTCCACGACAAGGGCTTCGAGCCATTACCCGTTGGGGCACTGCTGCCTGAACTCGGTGCCGATGCCCGCAACACGATCGTGATCACCGAGGACGCCCGCTTCGAGACGTACGACGACACGTTCAAGGTGACCGTCCCACTCAACCTCATCGCGGCTGCGGCCGCCGGTTCGACGCAGGTGCCGACATCGTGTCGCCCGCAGTAACGCCGCTCGCGCCCAGCGCGATCAAACAACTGCTCGAGGATCACGGCTACGAACTGGTCGGCGCCGACGACTACAACTGGGCCTTTGCGAAGAGCGTCACCGAGGAGCCGGTCTTTGTGCCGCATAAGATCGACCTCGTGCCGCTCGAAATCGCGTTCCACGTGGCGAAGCGCGTCGGTTTCAACGAGTACCTCACGGCGGTAACCAATGCCGCCGCGCCAGGCTCCACGTCCAGCAGGGCGCCAGACGCGTAAGCGCGCCGACGCGGTCACAACTCTTCCGCCACGCGCCAGCCGCGCACTTCGTACTCGCGCATCGACGCGCGCGCGAGATCATGCACGGCAGCACCGTCCCGCACAATCTGTGACCAGTGCAGATCCCATGACCCATCGTGCCTTGTGATGTAGATCACGAGCTCCACGCCGATCGGCGCGATCCGCGTCCGCGCCTCGACCTTCCGGGTGTCCTTCACCAGCGTCCAGAGCACGAACTCTTCGCGGTGCGTCGTGTTCGGTGGGGGATCAACGAGGCGGATCGTCATTGGTGGATGTGAAAGGTCACCGGACAGATCGATCGTCCGCCGACCATTACCGGCGTGCCGCGGGTTGTTATGACCACACGAAGTGTCGTGCCGTCCTGAAGTGTCAGGGTGTCGGCCTCATTGGTGTCGGTCTGGTGGCTGAGCGCGTCCGATGTGGGGTTCATCGCCTCGATGCTGCCCTCGCGTGCGTCGTGCGCGAGAAACACCATTCCTTCAAAGAGGACATCGGTCGACGACCCTCGGAAGATGCGTCCAAATTGTTTCGCCATACGTCCTGCCCCTACCGCGGGGTCCGCTTCGCTTCTTTAGCGAGCGCGGCATCGGCCTCTGCGAGCAGGGCATCAATGTCGGCCAGTGAACGACTCGGCGGCTTCAGGTCAAGGTCCGACACGCGACGCCGTCGTGCCGCGGAATTCGCCTCTATCCTCGCTGCGGCCTCTGTCGCCGCTTCGGCTCGCGCCGCTTCGGAGATCCAGACACCCAGTTCGTGGCCGGCAACTGGAATGAACGATCCCCACTGCGAGCGACCCGTCCAGCGATCGATCCGGATGTACGCGGCGTGGTCGCCACCTGGATCACGCCACTCGTAGCGCGGAAAGGCCGCGTGGCACAGCACGGCGGCGACGATCAGGGCGATGCCGAGCCACCAATCACGACGCGTGATGTGAGCATCACCTGATCGAAACCGTCCCGCCGTACTGGTTATCATCGATTTTCACCGTCGCGGTCGCTGCGTTTCTTCCGTAGACCCGCTGGCACCGACGGTGTTTGCCGACGTCATCACCAATGCATAAAACCCTATCGAGGCTGCGATGGCCAGCGCCGGGAAGCAGTCAAACCAAATCGCCTCAAAATTGAGTGAGGGCCCCCACCAGTTCCACGACTGCACCCACGGCCACAAGTCTGCGTATTGGCGTTCGGCCACCCACTGCTCGCCGTTATGGCTAATCCATGGGTAGAGGCTGACGAACCATAAGCCCCAGCTCGCAAACCACCACACCTTGAACACGGTTGTGTGTCGCCTCTCGCGGCCGATTGCAGCAAAGCCGCAATAGGCCAACAACAAAGGACCGGCGTCTCGCCAAATAAACGAGTCGGACAGCACGGGAATCGTTAGTAACAGGACGTGTGAACAGTGTAGCCAACGATGCGCGACGTGCATCGCAGCGTGGACTGGTATCGCTGCGTCTGTGCTGCCAACGCCCCGTAGAGCGCGAGCCATTGGTCCTGCGTCCGCTGCTTGGCGGCCAAGTCTTCAATGCGAAGTCGGAGAAGTTCAATCGCGAACTCGACATCCAGTTCGCGATTAGGCACGCCACTCGGCCGCACGAACCCGACCTGCTGATTCTTCCCGTGCTCAGGGCAAATCCGTAGTGGAGGAGCCTCGGCCTCAGCGCCGCTCACCCATCGGGCGAGAACGGGCTTGAGCGGCTCGCACGTCTTAAACCTCCCAGGCACGAGATACTCCAGCGTGACGGGCATCGGCCCCCACGCGCGGCCGTCTTCATAAAGCGTGGCACCGGGCGGGTCTGAGACGTACGTCACCTTGACCTTTGTGTCGGCCACGAGAGACGCACCAGCAAATCCGGTGAACGCAGCAACGAGCAGCACATGAATAAATTGACTCATGACTCACTTCGCGAAAGCGTTCGTTGCCTGTGCGATGAGGAGAATCGGTCACCGTGGACTCAGCGTTGGCGTCATTGCCGATTCCCGTTGAATGGGCCGCTCAGTGTCAGCACACCGACCCCAGTTCTGGTACCAGCAATAAAAACATTCCACGTTTCAGATGATGTGCCGCTTGCAGAGTTGCCGGTCACAGTCGCTGTGATCGAGCGTGAGATCATTTCGAGATCGCGCCGCGCACCATTCGGGCACGTGGCACCGGTGATGATTCCAACATCGCAGCGCGTCCAGTTCAGCGTCACTGACGAAGCCCCGGCCGTGCCGTTGTAGTCGCACGTCAAGCCAGAACTGGAATTAGTAGCGCGAGCGCTGAGAGTGCCGCCGCTCTGTGTCACGCTCATCGTGCCGGCCTCGACTGCGCCAATCGTTGCTTGTAGCAATGGGCCGACGCATTCGCCGCCAGCCACGGTTGCGAGGCGAGCGCTGTAGCTCCAGAGACCAGCGATCTGCACAAACGATGGAGCAGATGGCCCCGTTGGTGAGTTCTTGCCGCAGCTCACGGAGCCTACGAGAGTCGCAATCAGTAATAGGACACGTGTGGTCACTTGTCGCTCTCCTGAAAAACACCGCCGGGGGGTGACGTGCTCGGTGCGACTGTTGTTTCCGCGTGATGCGTTTACCTGTTTCTGTGTTTCACCGTGACGACCCTTCGTTACGGTCCTCTTCCTTCAAGATCGGCCACGGCGTCATCAACCAACTTTTCGATCACGTCGACGTACGCGGGTCTGCGTCGTCTCAGGAGCTCCAGATTGGCTGCGAATCTCGTGCTCGGCGATGAGCTCAATGAGTCGGTTGGCGATACGGCGGCTTTCGAGAACGAATTCCCGGTAGTGCGGTTCGAAACGATCACTTTCAAGGCCGGCCGACGCTGGGACATCGGAGCCTCCTTCCTTCGAAGCGGTCTGTTGTGCGCGAAGTTGATAACCGTCGATGCCGCCGAGAATCTCATCGGTCGAGCAATTCAGCGCCGTCGCGAGCTTGATCAGCGTCCGCATGTTGAGCGTCTTCCTGCGGTTGTTTTCCCAATCCCAGATCCGCTGAGGCTTCATCTTCATCGCCTCCGCGAGATCGGTCTGGGAGAGCTTTGCTCGCTCTCGGAGGCGCTTGATGTTCTCCCCGAGGGCCATCGCGGCGCCCAGCATAGGCGCACGTTCTGAAACGTGTAAAGCAGTAAATGGTTGAGCCGTCACGACTTACGCCAAAAGGAGTAAATTTACACCAATAGGGTTGACAACGTTACGCCGCTAGGCGTATTGTTCTGCCCATGCCGTTGACGGATGCGCAGATTGAGGAACTGGCCAATACGCCCGTCGGGTCGACGGGTAACCGCCTCGCGCGGGCGATCGAGATGCTCGGTGTCCGGCAGATCGATGTCGCCGAAGCGACTGGGCTCGCGCAGCCATACATCTCGGATGTCGTCCGTGGTCGTCACGAGACGATCACCGTTGAAAACGCGCACAAGTTCGCGCGGTTCACGGGCGCCGACATCAAGATTCTGTTCCCCGAGAAAGCGGTGGCGGCCTAGTCATGGCTCTCCATCTCTCGCAACAGTCGCAGATCATCCGCCAGCGCCGCGCTCGCTCGACGCAGTCGCACCTGCAGGCGCCCCAATTGGCGAATGCGTCGCCGCACCCGCGTCACGGCGATCGCGGTGATGTCGGCCCGCGGTGGACTCCCACTGCTCATGTCCTGAATCAGCGTCCACAACTGCCGCAGGTGCGGCGGGAGGTTGGGCTCGCCCTCGGCGATCGTCGTCGGCGCGCGGAGGGCGGGCGATGAAGGCGCGGGTCTTGGCCATGCGTGGGATGTCATCGCCGATGAGTCTGCCGAGCGGACCCGTACCAACGCACGTCCATTCGGTCGCGACCAGTACCAAAACCGTTGGTACTCGCCTCGAGCTGACAGAGGCCGTGTGCGACGCGATCGCCGCCCTGGACTGGAAAGACGGCTTCGTGGCGGCCGCGCAAAAACTCGATCCGTCCGTGTGGTCGAAGCAGAAGACGCGGAAAGACGGCTACGGCATTCGCCTCGACAAGCTCGAACAGCTCCCCCCGGAGTTTCTCCCGGAACTCGTGCGCGCCCTCGCCGCGCGCGCGGGTCTGCGTGTCGTGGAAGCCGATCGCAAGCGTCGTGCGCTCGCGCGGGCGATGCCGCTGTTGATGGAACTGTTTCAGGAACTCGCCGACGAGGCGCCTGACGACGTCCGTGAGCGGAGGCGCGCATGACACGCCGGGCATCAACGGCTCGCGTGTCGCCCGTGCGCAGATCCCTGCAGACACCGGCACCGCCGACTGCGGCACCGGTGGATCTCAGCACCGCGGTCTATCTGAAATTTTCGCAACTGGCGACGTACCTCGGCTACTTCGGCAAGCGCGGGCGCAACGCCGCGCGTGAGTTTGTCGAGCGCCGCCAACTGCCCAAGTTCTGGCGCGGCGGGGCGTGGTTGGTGAAACGCGCCGATGTCGACGCCGCCCTTGAAGGCCGCGTCAGTTTCCGGGGGCACGGGCGATGACAGTGCTCGGGCGGTTCTGGCTCCTGGTGATGTTGCCGTTCTGGCTGCTGTTCATGGCGCTGTTCGGCGTGTGCACCTGGTCCCCGGTGTGGGCGATCCGACAGGGCGTGGCGGACTGGCACGCCGAGTGGCGCTATCAAACGCAGTTTCGCCGGGTGCGATGACCGTGATCGTCGTCTGGCCGGATGACTGCAGTGCACGCGTCAGCGTGGAGCTCGCCGCCGCGATGGTCGCGCGGCGTCCCGACCTCCGCGTGCACACCGAATGGTGCGACGCCTATGTGATGCCCCCGCCGCGGCTCGTGCCGAAAACGGTCGCGCGGCGCGGGCCGAGCCAACTGACGCCAGAGGAGCGACGTCGCGTCGTCGCCGACATCAAGGCTCTCGGGTACGTCGCGGCGAGCAAGCGGTGGGGCATGAGTATGTCGAGCGTGCAGCGGTTGATGCGGCAAGAGGGCGAACGCGTCATGGAGCACGGACGTGAGGCGTGGTGGCGTTCGCGCTACGGACTCGATGCGAAGTGAGGAAATCACGATGGAACAGACCGTCACCGCACCGTCGCCGAACGACTCGCGCGATTACCTCGCCGAGGCGCACGCGATCCTCAAAGGCGAGACGCTCTTGATGCCGACGCGTGAGCACTTGCTCGTGCTGCAGCAGGCGATCAACGAGACCGCACTGCTGTCCGGACTGCTGAACCGCGTCGTCTGCGGCCTGCTGATCGACAGCGATCGGAGCGAAGTCTGCATCCCGGCGGGGCTCGTGTCGGAGGTCGAACGTCGCCGCCTCGATCTCGCCCTCACCAAAAAGAACGGTCACATCATCGCGACGCTGATCGCGCCCCATCGCGGGCCGACCAACTAGGAGGGGACCCTTGTCGTTTCGTTTGTTTCCGCATCTGCAGCAGTGTGTCGGGCGGCATCCGTCGCACGTCAACGGCGTGTATCCGAAGAATGACTCGGCGTATCTGCTGCCGCTCGAAGCGGCGGACCGCAGTGCGGGCGGGATCATCATCGCCGAAGCGCACCGCGAGCAATCGCAGAAGGCCATCGTGCTCGCCGTGGGCAACGGACTCTGGCACGACGAGCAGATGAAGCTCTATCCCGTCGAGTGCGCGGTGGGGGATCTCGTCTACCTCGCGAGCAAATACGCCGGCGTGCTGGTCGACGTCGGGGGCGGTCTGGACGTGATCGCGATGCGGCCCATCGAGCAGATCGGGCGTAAGCCGCACGGCACCTTCCAGTTGGTCGAACACGTCATCGGCCAGGGCACGTCCCGCGAGAAGGCGATCTATCACGAGGTCGGCGAGACCTGCGACCACTGCCCGAAGCCCACCAGCACGCTCATCGAAGAAGAGCGCGCGCGGCTGGTCGCGGCGCGCAATGCCGACACCGCCGCCCCGTCCGAGGACAGCACCGCGGGCGAGATCGAGCACGAGTCGGCGCCGTTGTCGCCGGCGTCGGAGCACGCACCATCGCGCGCGGCAGGAGCAGAGCCGCTATCTCGCGGCACTCCATCTCTATGGAGCCGTCAAGCCGCTCGGCGGCTTGGCTTGGCATGAGTTGTCGGGCGAGCAGCGCGCGTCGTTCTACGCGCTCATCGACACGGCGATCGCGGCAACCGATCTCACACCGGAGGTGAAGTAGCCATGGCCGTCGTCGATGCCGACATCGTTGAAGAACAGGTCGCCCCGCTCCTCCCGATGCAGGGCGGCGGCGCCGTGGATATTCAGGTCTCCACGGCCAAGCGTTTCCCGCGGTCGATCGAGGCGTTCATTCGCCGCGCGACCGAGATGGCGACGCTCACGCCAGAGATCGCCGCGAGCTGCGTCTACGCCCTGCCCCGCGATGGGAAGGTGATAGAGGGCCCTTCGGCGCGCCTGGCGGAAATCGTCGCCAATGCGTGGGGCAACCTGCGCATCCAGGCTGGCGCCGACGCCGACACGGACACCGACAGTCATTTCATTGTCGGCTACGGCGAGGCCTGGGACGTGGAGGCGAACGTCGCCATCCGGTTCGAAGTCCGGCGCCGCATCACCAACCGCGAAGGGCGTCGCTACAACGACGACATGGTCGTCGTGACGGGCAACGCGGCCGCGTCGATCGCGCTGCGCAACGCCGTCTTCAAGGCCGTGCCGTCGTCGTTCTGGCGGCCCATCTACTTGAAGTGCCGACAGGTCATTGCGGGGAAGGCCGAGACGTTCGCGAAACGCCGCGACGAGATGCTCAAAGCCTTCAACGTGATGGGCGTCACCAACGACAGGCTGTATGGCGCGATCGGCGTGAAGGGCCTGGCCGACATCACGCTCGATCACATGGTGCAGTTGACGGGCTTTTACAACGCACTCAAGGAAGGCGAAATCTCGATCGAAGACGCGTTCCCGGAAGGAGGCGGACTCGGCAAAGCCCCGATCGCGATGCCGCAACGCAAGACGGAGGCGCAGACAAGCGCCGCGCCGACGAGCAACGGCACCACGACGACTGAGGCGGCCGCCGCGACGCCGAGCACTACGCCCGCCGACGCCGAAGGCGTCACGATCGTCTCCGTCGAGGCGATTGAGTTCGTGAAGACGCGTGGCAAATCCGACGAGGAGCTCGCCAAGGCCGGCGAGAAGCGCCTGTTCTGGTGGCTCATCACTACCAGCGACGGCAAAAAGTTCTACACGATCAGCGACGACATTCGGCAGTCGTGCGAACGGCTCAAAGCGGCCGCGCGCCACGTCGAGATGGAGTCCATGGCCGATGGGAGCCACCAGTTCCCAAAGGTCGTGACCGTCACACCGCTTGGCGTGGGCACGCTCCACGTCGGAGTGGCGCAGTCATGATCGCCGCGCTGCACACGAGCGGGCTCGCGTTCGACGAGGCGACGCACACCTACCGCGTCGACGGGCGTGAGATTCCGTCCGTGACCCAGGTGCTCGCCGACAACCGGCTGCGGCCGGACTTCTCGCGCGTGCCGCCAGACGTGCTCGATCGCGCGCGTCAGCGTGGGACAGCCGTGCACCTGGCGACGCATTACCACGACGAGGGCTCACTGGATCCGACAACGGTCGATGCGGTCGTCGTCCCGTACCTCGACGCCTGGCTGCAGTTTCTCCACGAGCGCCGCGTGCGCATCCTGGAACTCGAGAAGCGCTATGCGCATTCGACGCTCGGCTACGCCGGGATGATCGACCGGATCGCGCTGGTCGACGTCGGCGGCCGCGAGCGGCGCTGCGTCCTCGACATCAAGACGGGCGATCCGAGCGGCGCGGAGTATCAGACCGCCGCCTACGCCGAGCTCTATCGCGACGCCGGCCACGTGTCGTCGTTGCCACCTGAACGCTGGTCGGTGCAACTGCACCCGGACCGGCCGATTCCCTACACCGTGACGCCGTATCGCGAGTTGCGCGACTGGCGCATTTTCCGCGCCGCGCTGGATCTCACTCACGCGCGCGCCGCACAGGGGCAGTCCTGGAGAGAGGCCGCATGAACGCCACCGACTACGCCGATCCCGTGATGCTGCCGGCCGATCCCGTGGCACCGCCACCGATCGCCGATCCCGTCGCCGCCGATCCGGTCGCGGCGCCGGGCGCCGTGACACCAGAAGTCCTCGATCCGGAGCCGCCGCTCGGCGAGCAGGCCCTGGCACGTCAGGCCGATTCGCTGGTCACCCGGGCGAAGGCCCTCCAGATCATCGATGCCGAGTCCTTCGAACTGGCCGGCGCGTTCCTGCAGGACCTCAAGGATCAGCAGCGGCGCATCGAAGAATTCTTCGAGCCGGATGTCCAGCGGGCGCATGCCGCGTGGAAGGGCCTGACCGAGAAGCGCGCGAGCTTCGTCACCCCGCTCAAGGAAGCCATCACCATCATCAGCGCCCGCTACGCGCAGTTTGCGCGCGAGGCCAAGGCCAAGGCCGACGCTGAGCGCCGGCAACGTGAAGAGGACGCTCGTAAGGCGGAACAGGAGCGGCTCGCCGAAGAAGCGCGCGCCCGTGAGGACGAGGCGCGGAAGCTCGCGGAGCAGGCGCTCGCGGCACCCTCGCGCGACGAAGCGCAGATCATCGAACAGCAGGCCGAGCAGCTGGCGCAGGAAGCGACGCAGTTGCGCGTCGATGCCGCGACGGTGCAGGCCCCGGTGATGCACGTGGCGCCGGTCGTCTCGCCGCCGAAAGGCACGAGCGTCAAGGCGAACTGGACGTTCCGCGTCGACGACAAGCTCGCGCTGGTGAAGGCGATTGCCGCCGGCCAGGTCAGCGTTGAGGCGATCGTGCCGAACGACACCTACCTCCGCGCGCGCGCGAAGGCCGACAAGGACACCGTGAAGATCCCCGGCGTCACGTTCTACGACGCCGGCAGCGTTGCGGTGCGGCGAGGCCGGTGATGGCGCAGGACCCGCTTCGACCGACCGAGCAGACCGCGGCGCATCTCTACGTCGCGCAGAAGGTGCGAGGGCGCCTGGTGTGGGACGCCGTCTATTGCCGCCGTCACTTCGAGGAGTGGCGCCAGCGCGGCACCTTCGATGTGCTGTGGCGCGATCGGCGTGTCGTGAACGTGGTCGTTCTCCCGTGGCCGCACGAGCCTCGATGCGGCGTGTGTGCCGAAGCCGCGGAGAAGTCGGCGTAGCCATGCCGATCGACTACTCCGTCCTCGCATCCGTCGGTGGCATCGGGAAGGGCACGCCACGCGGACTCCGCGCGCACAGTCGCAAGGCGGCTGAGAAGGCGAAACTCGCGAAAGCGTACGCCGAGGTCGACGCGCGGGATCAGGGCTACTGCGTCGTCACAGGTGCCTACACGACGCCCGGCGCGATCGATCCCAAGAAGCGACGCGAGCATCACCACTTGTCCGGTCGTCGCGTACGGCCGTCGTGGAAGTTCGACAGCCGCCGAATCATCACGGTGAGTGCCTTTGCGCACAGCCTGTTGACAAGTGAAGCGTTGCAACTCGAAGGGGATGACGCGACGAAGCGCATCGTTGCCCATTGGAACAGACGCCTCGTCAAGCCGGGAAAAGAACCGTTCCAGTTGCGGAGTAAGCGCTGGTCAGCGAACGAGAACGAGTAACGAGAGCTTGCGCGGGCCGGGGTGGGTCGGCGGTTCTGAGGTTCCGTTTCCGACTGTCGATGCGAGATCGACACCCGCGCAAATAGTTGTTCAGTGCAGCAGCACGGAAGGACGTGCAGCGGGACTAGCTCCGCGCCAACTCCCGCCGAGTGCGCACCGGAGATCGGGTAGGCAGCCGGTGAACTTCAAGCCCGGCCTGCACTGAACAGCAAATGTGAAGGAGCGAGATACACCACGAGCGGGGCGCACTAAACGCTGAGTCATGCCCAGGGGCCGTCAGTCCGTGTCGCAAACGGCCCCCTCTGATCGCGCAAGTCGTTGCGGACAGCGCGCGATCACAACGGAGTGGACACGGAGCGGAAGCCCTGATTGCCGAGAGCCGAAGAGCGCAACCTCTGAACGCTCAAACGTGGAACGTCGCACGGATCGCGCCAAGACGTGACTTACGCCGGAGGGAGAGCAATCCGGCACTCAGCGTACGGCGATTAGATTCGCGTTTGTTTCGGACGAGGTGACATGGCGAAGACGAGACCTAGCCAATTGATTCTGGCGACCGCGACCAGACGGGGTCGCGGCTGGCTGGTGATTAACACGGCGGCGACGCACCTTATGCCGCCGACGCCGGTGGTCTACGCCATCTACCAGTACGGCGAACTGCTCTACATCGGCCAGACCGTGAATCTTCGTCGGCGGTTTCTGACTTATCGCGATCGATACGAATGCTCTTACTCAAAGGTGTGCGTGGTGCCAGATAAGGGCGAGCGCTTGGCGCTTGAGCGCAAACTCATCCGGCGCGTTCGCCCCGTTCAGAATCACGTTTTTACCGGGCGCCCAAGTCGTCGCCATGGCACGCACGTTTGCGCACTGTCATACCTCCATGCCTAACGAGTTGCCTTACTGCCCCTTGTTTGTGGGCGATTTAATGGCCGCTGTCAGCACGTGGCCACCCGACCGCGTCGGCGCCTACATGCTCGCGCTCCTGTACCAGTGGGAGAACGGCGGACTGCCGGCGGATGACGAAAGCGAACTCGCGCGGATCCTTCACGCCTCGCGTTCTGTGGCGCGACGGCTCTGGCTCGAGATTCGATCGAAGTTTGTCAAGTACACGGACGGCCTGTGGTGGAACCCGAAAATGGAAGAGGTTCGCATTGAGGCTCGACGCCAGCATAAAGCCGCGTCGGAGCGTGGCCGAAAGGGTGCGGCGAAGCGGTGGGGGAAAGGTGCTCAAGTAGATGCTCAAGCATCGCTTAAGCAAAGCCTGGGCAATGCCAACCAGATCCAATCCATAGAAGAACCCCCCCAACCCCCCGCTGGCGCGGGGGGCTCAAATCGACCGCGTCGACGTCGCAAGACGGACCCGCATCCAGAAGACCTCGCGGACATCAAGCGCAATCACGAGTTGATGCGCCTGATGCGCGACGAAAAGCTTTCACGGCCAGAAGCGCTCAAGCGCTTGGGGATTCACTAATGCCTTGGCAGATCGCACGCCTCACCGATCACTGCGGCGCCGGCTGTCCGTCACCCACCATCGCGAAGGGGCAGCCGGTGTACGTCACCACGTTGGGTCAGAAGCGGTGCGAAGCGTGCGGGACGCGAGCGTTCGGACCGCCGCCGGCGGATCTCCTGCGCGAGCTCCAACCAGAGCCGTCTGCGCAACGGGAGTCGGGACCGGAATCCGTGTCCGCGATTGCGATGCGGCGATCGCTCGACGAGATCGCCGAGAAGGCGCAGCAACAGACCGGATGGTCCGGTCGCGATCGGCAGCTGCCGGAAGGGGATCGCTGATGGCGATGCCGGAAACGCAGCTCGGGATCGACTGGACACGCGACACGAACGCGCCCGTCAGCGGCCGCACACCCGCAGCGCGCCACGCGAGCAGCACGGGCGCCATGGCGATCGCCCCGAAGGCGGGCACCTTGCGGGCACGGATGCTCGCGGCCTTCCGGCAGCACGGGAAGCTGACGATCGCGGAATGCGCCGTTATCACCGGCATCAAGGAAACCACGGTCTGCGCCCGGTGGAAGGAACTCGAGACGGCGGGCTGGATTGTCGGCACGGCCACGTTTCAGACCTATCGCGCGAGCGGTCGCGTGGTGCGGCGGGAATGGCACGAATTGACGGCACGCGGGCGCGAGATCGCGGAGTCGCTCCGCTGATGGCTCGCGCAAGTCTTCCGCTCGATCGTCAGTGTCAGTTGCTCGGACTCCCGCGTCCGGTTGCCGAGCATCGGTTCCACCCGACGCGCCGTTGGCGGTTCGATTGGGCGTTCGTGGACGAGCGGATCGCGATCGAGATCGAAGGCGGCGTCTTCCTCGCCGACGGAGGGCGGCATTCACGCGGCGCCGGATTTCGGAACGACACCGAGAAGTACGCCGAAGCCGCAATTGCCGGCTGGCGAATCATCCGCGTGCTCCCGGAGCACGTGACCCAAGGGCAAGCCGTCGAATGGATTCGACGCGCATTGAAAGGACCGATCGATGTTTCTGACCGCTGACATTCCAGCCCTGTTCAAGAAGGGCACGTTGAAGTTGGTCCCGAACGAAGACGGCGATGGCATTCGTCGCGTTGCGGAGGCCATGCTCGTGATCGAGCCGTTCCCGGTGAAGCTCGCACGCGAGATGGGCGACGAGATCGCCAATCACCTGTTCGACGACGACGACACGATCCGGATGGAGCTCGAATCGATCGATCTGCGCGTCAGGGCTGGTCTGCAGAACGTCACGGTGCGGCCGGACGAAGCACTGGAACCAATCGCCATCCTGACGCCGGTCTCAATCAAGGACGTCAGCGCCACCGTGATCGACGACAAGAAGACGCAGCGGCGCTGGCTGTCGTTCTCGTTCGTGCTGGTGTTCTCGCTCGAGACGCGCGAGGCGCGGAACTTCGTGTTGGATCAGTTCGGCCGCACGTTGTTGTGGTCCTTCGAGGCGATGCAGCGCGATCTCTTGCGCCAAGCCGACCTTCACGAGACGGCGGCCCGGCTCGGCGAGCACGGCTCCGCAACGCTGGAGACACCTGACGGCGAGCGTATCTCGTTCGACGAGCACACCAGCAAGAAGCACCGGCAGATCGCGCGCAACTTGCGCGACGCAGCGAAGGCGCACTGACCAGTGATCACCGTCCCGGTCTTCCCCTCGTCGCGGCATGGCGTCATGGCGATGCAACCGATGCAGATCCCCGCGTGCTGGTCCGTCTGGATCTGTCGTGGCATTCGGTATTCCTGGACGGCGAGTCGGCAGTTGCAGGCGAGGGATGAAGACGGACGCACGTGGCGCTTTGACGAAACGCGTCAGGCGTGGATGCGGGTGATCGATCGGGAGAAGGTCGCGTGATCTTGCACGGCGATTGCCTCACCGTGCTCCGGACGCTCGACGTCGACTCGATCGACGCCTGCGTCACCGATCCGCCCTACGGGATCGGGTTCATGTCGAAATCATGGGACACGTTCTCGCCAGCGGCGGCGGCCGCGCGGATCATGGAGAACGACGAGATCGATTCGGACAATCCGAACCTCCGCGGGCGAACGCGCGGCGTCGCCTCTTCACCGTCAGCCATCGAATACGACCGCTCGGTCGAAGGTCAACGTGGGTTTCAGGCGTTCTGTGAGTCGTGGGGCCGTGAAGTCTTTCGAGTCCTAAAACCGGGAGCGTATCTGCTGGTCTGCGGTGCGCCGCGCAGCTATCACCGGATGGCCTGCGGCATCGAAGATGCCGGCTTCGAGGTGCGCGACTGCTTCGCGTGGTTGTTTGGGCAAGGCTATCCGAAAAGCGTGGACATCGCCCGGGCGATCGACATGGCGCTCTGTACCGAGGATGGCCGTCATTGCATGCGGCGAGTGCCGCCGTCGTTGAAGTTCCAGCCAGGAGATCACGTCTGCGCTGAGACGGAACTCGGGAAGCAATGGGCGGGGTGGGGCTCTGGCCTGAAACCGTCGAACGAGCCAATTTTAGTGGCGCGCAAGCCGCTTGTCGGCACGCTCGCCGAAAACGTCCTGAAGTTTGGCGCGGGGGCGCTGAACATCGCAGCATGCCGTCTTGACAGCACTGTTGACGACTGGTCACGCGAAAAGTTGGCGCGTCACAAGGCTGCGCGAAACGAACCATCAGGCACGCGGCGCTATATCGAGAAGGGCTCAACCGATTTCGGCATGCTGCCGGGACCGCGCGGTGGTGACGAATTGGGCCGATGGCCTGCGAATGTGCTGCTGGATCAGATTGCGGCCGACTTGCTCGACGCCCAGAGTGGCGAGCTCACGAGCGGTGCCAACCCGAGGCGCCGGTCATCGGACAAGTTCCGCGACATCTTCGGCGCGTTTCATGGGCAGGCGGAATGCACGCCGGCTCGTGGCGCTGATGCTGGCGGTGCTTCGCGCTTCTACTACGTCGCGAAACCGTCACGCGAAGAACGCGATCTCGGCTGCCACGACCTGATCGCGCGGCCACGGGACGAGAGCCGCAAAGAGGGGAATCCCGGCGGCGACAACCCGCGCAACCGAGGACTTCAGCCACGCGGCAACTTCCATCCCACCGTCAAGCCGGTGGAACTCATGCGCTGGTTGGTGCGACTCGTGACGCCGCCGGGCGGGCTGGTGCTCGATCCGTTCACCGGCAGCGGGACGACGGGCATGGCGTGCGTCTATGAGCAGCGCCGGTTCATTGGCATCGAACGCGAGGCGGATTACATCGCGATCGCGGAGCGCCGCATTCGATCCGTCGCGCCGTTGTTCGTAGATGAGGCGTCTGCATGACGGCGCGCAGAGGCTTCGCGATCGGCGATCCCCGCGCCACGGCGGCCGCCAAGAAGGGCGAAGCGGCCTCACGCGAGACACGGCGTCAGCGGATGTGGCGGCGCTTCATGAACGCCGCTGGCCGGTGTGAGTCGAAGTTCGACGCGTTCATCCTGGGCTGGAAGGCGCATCGCGAGTTTTCGAGCCGTCGCCGGACGCAGGGCGCGCCGCAGGATGACGGGCACCCGCCGATGTTGCCAGCGGATCGGCCCCCAGGGAACTGGCAGACGCGATCCGAGTGGGAATTGGACTGATGGAAGCGATGCTGATCGCTGGCGTCCTCGCGTTGATCGTCGTGGCGGCGGCCGCGGGCTTCGAAGTCGGCCGCTGGTATGGCCAAGCCTTCGCCTATCGCTTGCATCGGCATGACGTGAATCTCGATCGCTGGTATGCGGAGGAACCCAAGATCCGCACACTTGCCCTGGCGCACCAGGACCAACAGCAGGAGGTAACCGGTGGGTAAGGACACGGCCATCGAGTGGGCCACGCACACCTTCAATCCATGGATCGGCTGCACGAAGATCGCGCCGGAGTGTGCACGATGCTACGCGCACGATGAGACGTTCGTCCGCGTGCAGCGATCGCGCGGCCGCGAACTCTGGGGACCGACGGCGGATCGTCACGTCACGTCCGCCGGGAACTGGCGCGCGGTCCTCGCGTGGAACCGCATGGCCCACGCGGAAGGCACACGCGGGCGTGTGTTCTGCGCGTCACTCGCCGACGTCGCCGAGGATCGCCCGGATCTCGTCGAACCCCGCGCGCGTCTGTGCGATCTGATTCGACGAACCGACGCGCTGGACTGGCTCCTGCTCACCAAACGGCTCGAAGATCTCGTCCGGTTGTTCCCGGCCGATGTGCTCCAACGCGCATGGGTTGGCACGACGGCTGGCACCGTCGATCGGATGCGCGAGGAAGCCCCGCGGCTCGCAGAAATCGACTGCCGTGTCCGCTTCATCAGCGTCGAACCGATGCTCGAGGATGTCGCCGCCGATCTGCGCGACGCGCTTGTCGCGATCGGCGATCACGTACCTCGTTGGGTTGTAGCGGGTGGCGAGTCTGCGAAGCCCGGTGACAAGCCGGCCCGTCCGATGCATCCCGATTGGACGCGCGGAGTCCGCAACGTCTGCGTGTCCCTCGGCGTGCCGTTCCTGTTCAAACAGTGGGGCGACTGGCAGGACGGTAGCGTGATCGAGCCAGGGAAACCACCAGTCGGAGAAATCGTGCTGCTGGACGGCCGGCATGGCAAGACGCCGGAGGACCTCGGTTTCACCGGTATTGCGCGAGCAATGGAGTGGGGCCGGTTGCGCCCAACGATGATGGCACGCGTCGGCAAGAAAGCCGCCGGCCGAATGCTCGACGGTCGCGAGTGGAACGAATTCCCCACGGTTGAGGCGACCGTATGAAGGAGCTTTGCCTATGCGGTTGCCTCGGGCTGGCCGATCCAATTCTCATCACGCTCGACAACTGGTGCCCGAACTGTGGCCATGGCCACGTCGATCTTCCTGGCGATGACAGTACGTGTCGGTGCATCAGTTGTGGCGAGCCGCTACCGCGTTCCGTCGCACTGAAGACGCCGCCGACGCGCGTTCAGATTCGTCGCAAGGCCGGCGCGCGGCACAAAAAATCTGTCGAGGCGACGGTATGAGCGACGCACTGAAATTGCTGGAGCCGCCCGCGTTCATTGGCATCTCGCAACTCCGCGTGACCAACGCCGCGCAGTTGCACGAGTTGACGCGCCCCGAGATCGTCATGGTGCAGAGCCAGCCCGTCGCCGTGCTCGTGCCTTATGACCTCTTTATGGCCGCGCAAGCACTCATCCGGAGGGTGAGTCAGTCATGACCCGGATCGCGTTCACCTACGTTGAGGAAGGAACTGAAGAGTGAAGACGCTGAAGCTCGCCGAGAACCTGAACCTCCCCGCGGACGAAGCCGTCACCCAGAAGTTCGGCACCGCCTACGTAACGGAACTCCGCGAGCGGATCATCGCCAATAGCGTTGAGGATGAGCGCGGCTGCTGGCTCTGGCAGAAGAGCAAGAAGAACGGCTACGGGCAAACCAGCGTTCATCGCATGTCGACGTACACGCATCACCTCGCGTACGAACTGTTCATCGGGCCCATTCCACCCGGGCGCTTTGTGTGCCATCGCTGCGACGTCAGCGCGTGCAACAACCCGGCGCATCTCTTCCTGGGAACGCAGGCTGAGAACCTCGCCGACATGCGCGCGAAGGGCCGCGGCTCGAAGCCGCCAGTCGCTCAGGGCGAGACGCATCACGCTACGCCGCTCACCGACAAGCAGGTCGTGGAAATCAGACGGCTTGCGGCGGAAGGCAAAAAGCAACGGGACATCGCGGCGCAGTTCGGGTGCTGCCAGGCAACGGTGTCGTCGATCGTTCGAGGTCAGTATCGGAGGAGCGCGCGATGAAGAAGATGCTGGAGCTCGCACCGGGCCTGAATCTGCCGGCTGACGAGGCGATCGCGCAGAAGTTCGGATTCATCGGCCGATCTGGGTCAGGTAAGAGCTATGCGGCGATGAAGCTCGCCGAGCTCTTTCTGTCAATCGGCGCGCAGGTTATCGCGTTGGACTGGGTGGGACTTTGGTGGTCGCTGCGCCTGGCGGCCAATGGCAAGGCACCCGGCTTCGAGCACGTCTACATCTTTGGCGGCGAGCACGCCGACGTGCCACTCGAGCCGACGTCAGGCGCGCTCATGGCGGACCTCGTCGTCGATAAGCACATCTCCGTCGTGCTCGACGTGATGCACTTCCGCAAAGCCGAGCGCACGCGGTTCGCGACCGCATTCGCGGAGCAGTTCTTTCACCGGAAGAAGACGGCGCGCACGGCGTGCCACCTCTTCATCGAAGAGGCGCAGGCGTATCTCCCGCAAATGGTCCGCGGCGAGGAAGCGCGCATGGTCGGCGTGTTCGAGGACATCGGGAAGGTCGGGCGCAATTACGGCATCGGCAATTCGCTGATCTCGCAGCGGCCGCAGGCCATCAACAAGGACGTGCTGAACCAGATCGAGGTCCTGCTGGCGTTTCAGACCAACGGCCCGCAGGAGCGCAAGGCGATCGCAGGCTGGACCGCTGAGAACACGACCGCCGGCGCCGCGATGATGCAGGCGCTGCCGACGCTGCCCGTCGGCCACGCGCTCGTCTGGTCGCCGCAGTGGCTCCGCATCGCCGAGCGCGTGCACATCCTGCCGCGGCAGACCTACAACGCCAGCGCGACGCCGACCGGCAAGGCGAAGCAGATCGCCCCGCAGACCCTCGCGCCGGCGGAACTCGAATCCCTGGGCGATGCCATCAAGGCGACGGTCGAACGGTCGAAGGCCGATGACCCGCGCGAGCTCCGGAAGCAGATCGCCGAGTTGAAGAAGCAGCTCGCGACGCCCGCCACACCGACCGCGGCGCCGGCGGCCCCGAAGGTGATCGAAAAGCCCGTCGTCACCGACAAGCAGATCGCGGCGGTGCAGAAGCTGGTCGATCAGTTGGACGCCCTGGCGTCGAAGGCCGATGACCTCAGCGATCGCTGTGTCTCGGCCGCCGCGGCGTTGCGCGCGGACTTGGCGAAGGCGATTCAGCAACCGCCCCCGAAGCCGCAGCCGAGCACCGCAGGCCGGCTGGTGGAGCCGACGATCACGCGGATGCACGCGACGCCACTGCAGCCGATCGTGAAGCGCGCGGCACCGAGCGATGGGAATGGCGTGGCGCTCGGGAAGGCCGAACGCGCCATCCTGACGGTCCTCGCGCAGCATCCTGACGGCTGCGAGAAAGGCAAACTGACGTTGCTCGCGGGCTATCGCTACTCTGGTGGCTTCCGCAACAGCCTCGGTGCCCTGCGCACCGCCGGCTACATCGTGGGCAGCAATGAGAGCACGATGCGCATCACCGATGCTGGTGTCGCCGCGCTCGGCGAGTTCGACCCGCTGCCCACCGGTGACGCGCTGCGCGATTACTGGTTGTCGCATCCCTCTTTTGGAAAAGCCGAGCGGGCGATTCTGGCCGCACTGTTCGAGCATCCCGACGGACTGGATGCGCCGGCGTTGTGTCAGCGCACGGGCTACGAATACAGCGGCGGCTTTCGAAACTCACTCGGCGCCCTCCGCACCGCCGGCCTGCTCGTTGGCGCAAACACTGGCGTCATGAAGGCCAGTGACGTGTTGCTCGAGTAGGTCGAGTCCGATGAGCGCCGAGACCAGTGTGATCGGTTCATATGCCCGCGCCTTCGAGCGCTTCCTTGACGCGCTGGAACGCCGCTACAAGCGCCGCCAGAAGGCCAGCGAGCGCGCCTTGGCATCTGTGCTCGCTATCGACAAGGCGGACCCGCAGTACGTCCGCGTGGTGCGGAGCTACGAGGTCACGCACGCCCGCGCCAAAGAGGCGCGGTTGGTGCTCAACGCGGCGCTGAAGGCATTCGACGACGCAGAAAAGGAAGCTCGATGAGCGCCGAGCCCTCCTTCCGTCAAATCATTCTCGCTGCTGGTCGCGGGCACATTCAATACCGAATCAACGCGGTCCCTGGCGGCCAGTATCGTCTCGGTTATCGCGTCACGCCGCACTTTGCGGTCACGCAGGTCGCGGGCCAGTGGTGGCCGACGCATCTCCCGAGCGGGCGGTGTCTCGGCGGCTTGTCGTGGAAGACGAAAGCGGAGGCCACGCGGATGCTGCAGCAGCTCGAGACGGTCGCGGACTGGTCGCGCGTGCGGAAGGGAACGAAAGCGTTGGCGCAGAAGGTGCGCGCCGTGACGGGTGGACAGCCCATGCGGAGGATCGGATGAGCGCCGAGACCCATGCCACGCGATTAGACGAGATGGCACGCGAGTACCGCGACACGGCGAATCGCTGCATCCTGCCGAGCGCGGCGCGGTCGTACGAAAACGACGCGCGGTCTTGTGAGGCCGGTGCCGCCGCGTTACGGCGTGGCACCTGTGTCTGGCAACAAGACGAGGATGGGGCCTGGAGTACGGCCTGCGGGAAGCGCTGGGAGTTCACCTGGTATGAGCATCGGCCGTCGGCGCATGACATGCGGTTTTGTCATCACTGCGGGCAGACGCTCGGGGAACGAGGCTATGTCGAACCAGCGAACGATGAGTCCTGAACAGCACGGGGCGATCTTGGCCTCACGCGCGGAACACGCGCGGGCGGTCGGCATGCGCGAACTGGCTGAGTCACTAGACGCGGGCGCCGCCGCCCTCCGACGGGGGACGTGTGAGAGCTGCCGGTACTTCAGTGAGTTCTACGGGCGGCTCTGTCATCACATTGATGTGAATCGCAACGGAGCAAGGTTTCAGCCGCCTCCAGGGTTCGGCTGCACGCTCTACCGCGGGAAGACCGACGACGAGACAGAACAACAAGCTTCTGGTGGTTGATCGAGGTTGGATGGGTGGGACGTTCAGGACGATCGCCAGTCGCGTGCGACCGGGCCGCGTCCTGACTTCGCGGGGCCTCTCGATGCTGAGGCTGAGATCGCAGGAAGCGACGAGCCTGTGGAACGCGGCGTAGATCAACCACCGGGGGCCTTCGCTGATTGGAGAGAGAGATGGGTAAACGGAAAGGCGACGACGTGGAGTTGGCGCGACTGCTCGCCGCGGAAAGCAAGTTACAGCGCACACATGATGTGCTCGGCACGCTGATCGCGTGGATGGCGCAGTCGGCCAACAGCCCGATCCGTCGCGAGGAAGCGCAGGAATTGCTGCGGAAGCTGGGCGTGTAGGGCCTTTCGCTGATGGGAGAGAGAGATGAACGCGACTGAGGACGTGAAAGCGCTAGCAGCGGCGGTTGAGAAGATGTCACCCCGTGAGCTGTTTCTGCTCGCGGCGGGACTCTGCGAGCGCGGCCAGCACGACACGGCAGAGACGATCGCAGAGCGCGGCGTGCAACTACTGCAGCTCCGGCGCTTACTCGGTAAGTCCAAGTAGATGCCCCGCTACGCCTCCAAGGTAGACGCCACGGCTGCGAGTCTGGTGAAGCACGCCAAGTCCGTCGGGGCGGACTATCTGCCCTTGAACGGGGTAATCGATGGGGTGCTGCATTTCCGGGGCCGGGTCTGGTTGATCGACTGGAAGTCGCCGGGTGGGGACTTGACGCCGGCGCAGTCGAAGCTGGTGGCGCGCGGCTGGCCGATTCGCTTTATTTCGACCACGGCGCAACTCAACACGCTGTTGGGGATCGGCGCATGACGGTGACCTGGTGGACGCAGCAGCGGAGGGACACGATGAGAACCGCCCGCGCTGTTGAATCAGGTCGAAGTGGCATGACTCGCCAAGACGATCCCGTGGTGGACAGCGGTAGCGGAGCTGCGATGCCGATCACGACTACAGAAAACACCGCCGCAATGCACGGCAGTGTCGGGACGGGGCGATCGGAGACGAGCGAATGAGAGACGAGACCCCGGAAGAAGTGGCGGCGCGCTGGTTGTTCGGCGCAGCCTATGCGGCTAGCGGTCTGAGTAGTCGCGACTGGTGGCGGCATCTCCAAGGGTCCGCATCAGCGCGCCTCGTGCATGAGTTTGTGGCCGCGATGCGCACTGCCCTCGCCCGATGATCCGCTCCCTCTGGCGCTATCTGACGCACGGGCTGTGTCGGCATCAGCCGATGCATGACCGGACGAAACAGGTTCCCCATTGGACCTGTTTCAAGTGTGGGGCGAGCTGGCCGAAGGTGCGGTATGGGCCGAAGCCGACGAAGAAGCCCGCCAAGGCGCGACGGGCAGCGGTGTTACGGATGGTGTCCCGATGAGCGGCGAGGGAGGGAGAGAAGAACCAATGCCAAAGCCTTTGGAAACGTGTTCGTCATCTGGGCGCGTTCACCGGGCCTCACTAACCGCGTGTTGAACCAGCCTTCTACCGTATGGGGGAGTGTGAGATGGAAAGCTTCACGATGAAGTCACGCGATGGGCGACGTTCTGCATCAGCGGTCCACCTTCGGAACGTCGGGTCCGCTTGGTGGGAAGTGGCGCTGACAAAGTCCACCCGTACACGGAGTGAGACACGCTCACAGCGCACCAAAACCAAGCGCGATGCCGTCCGGCTCGCGAAGGATTGGATCAGCCCGCAATGATCGCGCGCGGCAAGTTTTCGCGAGGACAGCGCGTGCGGTTGTCGGCCGAAGGCCAGCGCAGCGGCATTGCCCCGAGATCGGCTCGCGCTGGCACAGTGGTCGGATTTGGACGCGCGCCGAACGCGCACGTTGTGTGGATCGTGCGCGATGGCTGCAAAGCGAGCGAGGCGTACCACATGGACTTTTGGGAAGGTGAACCCGAAATGGCTCACCAAGCCGATCCAGTGGAGCATCCCTAGGTGACTGACATGCGGCAACACGACCACCCAGACCCCTCGCACTCCAGCCCTGCGCCCCTGGAGGGGCTGATCGCGGAGTTACAGGGGCGCGCGCCCTATTCCGATGTCGCTCGACGCGCGGGAGAACTGGAACAGGCGGGATTGCGCTGCCCGAAGTGTGGAGCCCCCAACCAAGGAAAGGATACCTATTGTGCCGCGTGTGAAAACGAAGTCCTCAAAACCATCGAGCCCGCCAGTGGAGATGTATCGCTGCCAGTTCTGCGAACGGGAGAGCCCCGCGTCGAAATGGAAGGCGCGGATGGACAACTGCCCGAGATGCGGCCTGAAATACGACCCGATACTGGCGCAGGAGATGGACGACTAATCGGAGAGATTGAGCGCCTTCAGGAGATCGCGCGTCTCACCGCCGCCCTCGAGACGGCCCTTGCTGCGCGGCCGCAGGACAGGTGGGTCGGTGGTGCACCGATGGCGCAGTACGCCGTGCTGGGCATCGGTGCTGAGGCGTGGGTGGAATTGGAGCAGGTTGAAGCCGACGCGCAGAAATACGGCACCACCGATAGCACGCACGTCTCGTTGAGATGGGCGACGCTGCGGGTTGTGATGCGCGTGCTGCGCGTCATTCGGCTGGAGGACTTCCGCGATCTCCGCGCCGACAACGAACGACTCACCGCCGCCCTGGAGACAGCGCAGCGGGAGAACGAAAAGCTACGCGGCGCGCGGCGGATTCACGAACTCGACAACCACCATAACGCCGCGCTGTGCCCGTATTGCAATCCCGACCTCGAAAAGATGCGAGCGGCGCAGCGGGAGACGGTGATCTGCGCCGCAGTGCGACTGGCGGACGGCTACATCGTGCGCGGGCATCGGCACCCGGACGCCATGCAGTCGGCGCGCGGCATCCCGCGATATGCAGCGACGCGCATCACGCAGGAGATGCAGGGTTTCATCACCTCGCGCAACCGCTTCGTGTCGCGCGAGGAAGCGGCGGACCTGTGGCGCGCGGATCATCCCGCGTTCACGGCGGACACGCTGTTCAGTGAGGACGTGTACTGATGACGCGCTACGACCTGATCACGAACTACCGCGCCGGGGCGTCCATCGAAGAAATGGAGCCGAGTGACGACGGCGAATGGGTGCGCTACGAAGACGTTGAAGCCGATCTCACCCGTCTCCGCACCGAACTGGACGCGATCTCCGCACTGGTATCTCCGCATGTGGACGCCGATCCGACCGATACGGTCGTGGACCGCGTGCGGTTACTGCGGGAGTTGCACGAGGACGTGCTCGACGATGCGCGTACCAATCGGGGCAACGTGATCCGCTTGGAAGATATGTTGACGGTCGAGCGGCAGGAACTCACCCGTCTCCGCACCGAACTCGAACAGGTAAAGGCCGCCGCGGACGCCGAGATCGCGGCGGAAAAGGACCGCAACGCCAAAGTCCGCGTGAAGATCGCAGCGGCCTTACAGGTGCGCATTGGCGAACAGGAATGGGACGCCGCCGAGCGTCTCCGCAGCGAACGGGAGGCGTTGATCGGGTATGTGCAACACAAGCCGGAGTGCGAGATGACGCCCGGAGGCCCGCACAAGATGACCGGCGGGCGAGGGCTTTGGTGGAGCATCAACGGCACCGTCCGCGAGCAGCGCGATCCAAACGGCCCAGAAATCGTGCGGCGAGCCGTCTGCACCTGCGGGCTGGATCGCCTCACCACGGGACAGGAGACGCCATGAGCGCGTCACTCGGAGGGCGGATGCTGATCGCGGCGTTTGGCCCACCGGGCCTGGACGAGGGCTCTGGCACGCGCGGAGCGTTCCGCGGGCGTGAGCTGCGCATGGCTACGGCGCCCGCCGGCGGCGCGGGCGTCGAGATGGTCGAGGGCGATGGTCAGGAGATCGATCGCCGCGGATGGCAGCGATCGATTGTGGGACCGGGCATAGGCGCGGAGGCGGGCCACCAGATCAGCCGGGACGCCGCGGAGCATGAGGGACGGCATCTACAGCACGCCTTCGGCGCGGAGATGCTGCTCGGCGAGGACGCGGAGGCCGCTCTCGCGATGCCTGGCGTCGGCGGTCTGGCCGATCAGGACGGGGCGCTGCTCAGCGGCCGGGATGGTGCTGCGGAGGGTCAGGTAGACCGGGGCGCTGGCGTTGGTCAGGTCGGCGTCGATGTCGCAGGTCAGGCCGTCGATGTCCATCTGGTAGGTCGTCATGGTCTCGTCTCAGCTCTCTGCCCCATCTCGGGGCCGGCGTCGATGCTGTCCATCAGCACCGTATGAGAGAGTATACGGACTAGCGCGAACAATGTTCAAGCGAAACCATAGGCGAAACGCACGATTTTACAAGTGGTAACGCAGTGGACCCCGGAGACCCCATGAGCGAGTGGCAACCGCGTGAGAGGGACTGACGTGCCCAACATGACATCCAGCATGCCGTTGTGGACCCCATGAAGCCTGAGACCTTGATCGCGATGGCGTTGACGGAAGCGTTGGATCAGCAGCGCACGCCGGGTAAGGGGCTAGCCTCAGCCGTGCCTTCTTTGCGAGACTGAGCCGTGGAGCAGTTTGCCGACAGCTACCGCCTCGCGAAAGAGCCGCAGGCGCTGGTCGAGCGGTTACGGCTGCTGCCCGAGTTCGCGCACCTGCGCGGATCTCGGATCGTGTGCGTGTTCTCGGAACGCGTGCCGATGCTCCGCGGGTTCCCGTGCGCGGCCTTCATTGGCGAGCCGCGCGTCCAGGGCGCGTTTCGGCCGTTGTTTGACTGGATGGTCGCGCAGCTCTGTCGCCCGCTGTTGGGCGCGGAGGACCCGGAGTTTCTCGTGATCGTCGACGCCGCGCTGTGGCCCTCGCTCGAGAAGGTCCAGCGCGAACGCCTCGTCTATCACGAGCTCTGTCATCTGAAAGCCAAAGAGAACCCCGAAACTGGCGAGCCACGGCTACACGAAGACGGCCGCCCGCAGCTTCAGGTGGTGCCCCACGATGTCGAAATCTTCGAAGCCGAAGTCGCCCGCTACGGGCCGGAAGTCTGCGACCTCGACGCGCTCTGCACGGCGATCGTCGAGGGGCAAAAGCGCGCCCGCAAGCGCGCCGGCGCCGTCGCCTGACGTCCTCCCGGCGGAACTGATTGGTACACAAAGCGATACAGCGCAGGGTGTCGTCGGATTTGAGCCGTCGCACCAGCAGTTCCGGTATCTCTTGGAGCTCGAAGAGGCGCTTGAGCAGCGTCGCCCGGTCACCGACAGCGCCATCTGTAAGGCAATGAAAATGAGCCGGTTGACGCTCTGGGAGTGGAAGCAGGACCCGGGCTTTCGCGCCTGGCTGCGGGCGAAGCTCGATCAGACGAGCGATGAGCACTGGCCGCTGATCCTGCGGCGGCACGAGCTGCTGGCGATCCAGGGCAGCGTGAAGAGTGCGGAGTTCATCGGGAGGGTGCGGTCGCTCGGGCAGCGGGGCGGCGGGTTCAACGGCGACGAGACGGTGATCAACGGGGATGTCGTCGCGAACTACAGCGTCAATTTGCTGGTGCCGCGGCCGCCGGCGCTCGAAGGGGCGACGTCATGATCGGTGCGTCCATCGAATTGCCGACCGTGCGCATCATTCCCGCGACCCGCACGCCGCTGACGGGCGTCTACGTGGAGTATCACGGCGAACCGCAGCGCCAGGCACGCATTGAACGGGCGGTGGTGCCGGAGGACTTCATCATTCGCCTGCCGGATGACTGGCTATGCCTCGACGACCTGCAGGCGATTGCCGACTACGTCGCGATCACGGAAGGGCGGCCGATCGCGGCGATGACGATGCGACACGAGTTGCGCCGGAACGTGCTAATCCTTTACGAGCAGGACAAGCGCGCGTGCGGGCGCAGCCTGTCGGGATGTGTGAGCGGTGAGTTGCCGCTGCTGTCCGACGCGACCTACGCGCCGCGCGTCATCACCGTGCGATTGGAGCAGCGATCGTGAAGCTCGAAAATGAAGCGCTGATCGCCAGCGGCGCGCTTCTGACCTGCGACGGGTGCGGCAGCAACGACGAGGTCATCCTGAAACGCCGATCGGACCGCGAGGGCTGGTTCTGCACGCTCTGCCGGCGTGCGGACATTCGGCGCCAGTACGCTCAGGTAGAGCAGACGTTGCTCGGCGCGGCGGTCGGCATCCTGCGGAGGCTCTTTCGATGCTGACGACACGTCGAGGATTCTTTGGGCTCATCGCCACGCTCGTTTCGTGGCCCCTGACCAAGCTCCGAGCCCACGCGAACGCTGTAAACGGCCTCCGCACAAGCGAAGAGACGGGCGAAAGGCTTATTGACGGCACAACCGTCCTTGGCCGTGTGCACCGCGCGAGCGATGGCACCCCACTGCTCATCATCGACACGTTCGCGCCCACGGGGGCGGTCTACAGTGGCTCGTTAATCGTCGGCGGTGACGTCGTCAGAACGGTCAACAACCTGACCGAGTCGATGGCGGCCGCGCGCGAGGACGACGGCGACGACCTCGTGGACCGTGCGCAGTTCATTGCCGGCTTGCGGTTTGTTGCCTGGCGCACGCTGCATCACGTGTTGCCGCTCGAGGAGCGTCGCGCGATCGCGCGTCAGGCGAGCACAGCGCCGCGGCAGATGCCGTGGGTGACGGCGCGGGGCGAGTCATGAGCGCGCTCGCCACACTGCACTTCGAAGATTGGCCGGATTCGAGCACGATGATCGTTGTGCGGCCGGCGCCGTCCGGCGTGACTTACGCGAATCAGACAGACGGCATCATGTGCCAGCACCGCGACGTCGAGGGATACGTCGAATCGGTGCTGCCGCTGCCGCGTGATGTTAAAACCTGCTGGTGCGGGCCTGATGCGGGTTGCCCGGAGACACTAATTCACCACCTGCGCTGCTACGGCTACGAACTGGACGGCGCCGATCGCGGTGAAGAGGGTTGGGTCAAGACGCGCTGCGGCGCGATCGTCTTGACGCCGAACTGCGATTGACGCCATGAAGCGCCGCACCTTCCTCGAACTGTTGACCGCCGCGGTCACGAGTGCGTTCGCCGGGCCGCTCCTGCCGTCGCTGACGTTGACGCCAGGGATCAAGTCTCGCGGACTCGATGAGCCGATGCCGGAGCCGACCGGCGGCGAGTACCTCTACATGAGCGGCAGCGACGCGTACCGCGTGTATTTCACCGACAACACGTCGGTCGATGTGCCAGGCATCGAGATTGCGCGGGCACGCCGGCACGGGGACGCCAGTCAAGTCCGCGCAATGCTGCATCGCCTCTGGCGTGAGCAGCGGCAGGCGAGGTTGGCGTTGTGACCGCGCGGTGCTCCGTCTGCGGCCACGTGGCGCGTCTGCCAATCTTGCAAGTCTCCGCGCTCGGGGCGTGCATCCTCTGCCCTGATCAGCAGATCGCGATCGAAGAGTGCTTGCAACGTCGTCCGCCGGGTCGTCCGTGGTGGGCGTTCTGGCGTCGCCGTGTGCCGATGGAGGTGTACCTCGATGCACTGTTCGAGGCATTGCCGTGGCGGTTCACAGAAGTCTCATGACCGTCCGCGAGTGGTTCCGCGAGCTGCGGCGATCGCAGCCCCCGTCCGTCGAACTCCGCGAGTTCTGCGAGTCCCTTGTACGGGACGATGTCGATCGCCACGCGCGTGAAGCGCTCTTCCTCCAGGTGCTCATCGCCGCTGGATTGATGGACGATCCGCCTGGCGCGTTGACGTGGCACCGACTGCTCGCCGGCAGCAGCATCATGACCGGCGCCTTGCAGCACGGCCGCGATGGCGAACCGCGCCTCGTGCTGCCGCCGCGGCCGCGCCTAGTGCCCGATGCGGACTACCCGCTCGTCGGGGTGTGGGTTACGGACCCTGATGAGCCGACGCTGCGTGACTTCGCCTCGGCAGCCGACTACGGCGTGCGCGATGCCTACGTGGCCTACTTGCACTTTCGTCCAGGAGTTTCGGGAGATCCGACCCCGGATTCGTGAGCGGCAAGCGCGCAAAGCACGCGCGTCGGCTCGCCGCCCTCCGCAAAGGCTTCCTCTGGGGCTATCTCCACCCCTCTGGCTCGTGCCTGCACGAGCCGCCCTGTACGCCCTCTCGTGAACGCTGTCAGCCCCAACCCAAACAGGCGATCGCCCACGCGTCGACCGCAGAGGTCCTGTTCTACGGAGGCGCCGTCGGTGGAGGAAAAAGCGAATTCGGCCTGATCGAGGCGATCACGATCTGCCTCGAACACAAGAACGTCAAGGTCGCGTTCTTCCGCCGCAAGCTGCGCGAGCTTGAGCAGGAAATCATCGGGCGCTTCCTGCTGCTGGTGCCCGATTACATCGCCACCTACAACGCCAGTACGCACGTCGCGAAGTTCTGGCAGGGCTCCGAGCTCTGGTTCTGCCACTGCCAGCACGAGAAGGACGTCTACACCTACCAGTCGGCGCAGTGGGTGGCGCTCTTCATCGACGAGAGCACGCACTTCACCGAGTTCATCGTCCGGTATCTGATCACGCGCGTCCGCTCGGCACGTATCGGGATGCGGAAGCGCATCCGCCTGATGTCCAACCCGGGCGGCGTCGGTCACGGCTTTCACAAACGCTGGTTTATCCGTCCGGTGCCCGACGAGCTCGGCACGCGTCCCGCGCCGGCGCCGTTTGCGATCTGGCGTCCGCTGCCGCTGCCGAACGACCCGACCCCACCGGAGCATGTGCCGACGCGCCAGTTCATCCCGGCCTGGTTCCACGACAACGTGGCGCTCGCGAGCGCGGACCCCGCCTATCTCGCCAAGGTCTGGGCGCTCGGGGGTGACAAGGCGAAGCAGCTCGCCGAGGGTGATTGGGACGCCAACGACTCGATGATTGTCGGCTCGACGTGGCGTGAGAAGCGGCTCGTGCAAGCGAGCGATCACGCGCTCCTGGCCCTCGGGCTGAAGGTCGGCCAGATCATCCCCTGGCACATCATCCCGAACCCGCAGTGGAAGCCACCGAAGGGGGCGACGATCTGGGGGAGCGTCGATTACGGCTACGGCGCCCCGTGGGCGTTCCACCTACACGCGGGCTTACCGGGCGGCCATATCCGCACGTTCTTCGAGTTCTACATGCCGAAGAAGCGTGACGTCGAGCAGGCGCGCATGATCGCCAAAGTGCTGCGCGAGAACCACTGGCAACCCGAGTGGATCGTGATGGATCCGTCGATGTGGAACTCACGCGCCGAACAGGGGCTCGCGAAGTCGATCGCCGAAGTCTACGCCGACGAGATCCAGTCGATCTGCCAGCTGCGCAAGGGTGCCGCCGGTCGATCAGCCCGCGTGTCGCGCCCGCAACGGTGGCTTGCCGCGTTGCAGCCGGCCGCCGATGGTCTGCCGAATTGGACCGTCACGACTGCCTGTCCGGATCTCATTCGCACCGTACCCGACGTGCCCTGGGATCCGGAGGACCCGGAGGTCGAGGACGATTCGAGCGAGAACCACTGCATCGCCGCCGGCACCCTCATCGACACGAGTGAAGGTCCGAAGCCGATCGAGCAGATCATCGCCGGCGATCTCGTCCTGACGCGCAAAGGCTACCGCCCGGTGCTACGGGCCTGGCTCACGAATCCTGATGCCGAAGTCCTTGAGGTGACATGTTCGGACGGTCGCGCGTTGCGAGCGACGGCGAATCATCGCGTCTTTGAAAAGAATCAAGGATTCATTGAATTTGGAGAATTAGCCGAAGGCTTCATACTGCATAATCACTCAGAGATTTCGCGATGGTTGAAGGTCCGATCGTTATTTCAGACACCGCGCAGGAATGGCGTGAAGTGGTCTATTACAAGTGCGGTCGCTACTTTGCGCGCCGCGGCTACGGTCGGTTGCACCGGCGCGTCTGGCGCGATGTCTACGGGCGCATCCCCTACGGCTGTCACATCCACCACAAGGACAACAACCCGGCGAACAACCATCCGTCGAATCTCGAACTCCTCCATCGCAAGCAGCATTTGTCGATGCACAGCCGCAATCCGACGGAGCGGCAGCGCGCCGCGCGCCGCGAAAACCTGCGATACGCCTCGGAGATCCGCATGGCAAGACCGAGCATCATCGTGGCGTGCTCGCATTGCGGCGAGCCTGCAGCAGTGGCTGAAGGGCAACTACGCGTTCGCAACTACTGCTCACGGCAGTGCCGGTGGAACGCCTTCGATAAACGCCAACGCGATGCGCAGCCCGCGCGTGAGGTCATCTGCGCCGGCTGTGGGAAAGCTTTCCAGACCAAACGGCGCGGCAAACGCTTCTGCGGGGACGTCGCGTGTTATTACCGTGCGGCCAAGCGGGCGAACAGCGGTGTACGACCTGACGGTCGCTGACGCGCACGAGTTCTTCGCCAACGGCATCCTCGTTCACAACTGCTACGAAGGGGTCGGGCGCTTCTTTGAGGCGCGGCCGTTCGTGCCGGCGCCGGCCCCGTTCGATCCGTATGAGGGTCTCGACCCGATTTCGCGTGCGCATCACGAGGCGCTCGAGAAGAAACATCGCAGCCGGGTCGGCGGGGCGATGGGGATCGGCAACCTGGCGAATCAGGGGTGACAAGGGGGGGTGACAATCCGCTGGCTGACCCGTCGAGCTACTACCCCTTGTATTCAATCCCGGCTGTTTTGCTACTCTGCCGTGGGGGGAGCGAGCCGGGACATTCCCCGAGGCGACCGTGCTAGCACACGGAGAATCGACGGACTTCCGGCTCGCGCCTTTTGCCCGATCTCACCCGGACAACCTATGGGCCTAGCCGAACGCGTCAGCCGTCGCAGCGTCGTGAAGACCGCCGAAGCCGCGGCGATGACAGTCAATCAGTGCGTCGCCGCAGTCAACGAGCAGGCGACGCACGTCGCCGCCGTCGAACGCGAGATCAAGGACGTGCGGTCGACGATCGATGCGCTTCGCGCGCGCCTCGAAAGGCACCAGAAGGACGCCACCGAGCGGATGGACGGCCAGGGCGGGATGCTGCTCGTCAATGAGAAGGCGATCGCTGACGTCAAGAAACGCATCGTGCCGATTGAGCGCGCGCTGTTTGGCGGGTCCGAAGCCGAGCGTGAGCTGCTCGATACGCACACGGCGCTCATGGATCGGTTCTATCGGCAGTGCCGAATGTTCGACGCGGCGATGGACGACCTGCGCCACGGGCGCATCGTGCTGTCGAACGTCGGCTTCTTCGGCCGGCTACGGTTCCTGCTCACCGGGAGGGCTTCGTAAGTGGAGAAGATCACGATCCCCGCCGGCACGGTCGTCAAGATCAACGGTATTCCGCTCGAACTGACGTCGGATACCGAGATGCTCACGCACCGCGCCAACGCCGAACTGATTCGGCCATGGTTTGGTGAGCCGAAGGACGAGACGCCGCGCATCCAGCGGCAGGGCGACTGAATGTTCACGCGCCTGCGCCTCGCGTTCCGTGCCCTGTTCGGGATCGCCGATCCCGCACCGGTGCCGTGTGCGCGCTGCGTGGAACTCGCCCAGGAACGCGACTACTGGAAAGCGCGTGAAGAGCGCACCGCCGATCGACTGCTCGAGCGCCAAGGTATTGCGCCCGTCGCGCAAACGCCGGCGCCGCCGCCCATCAATCCGATGGCGCTCGCCATGCACGCCATGACCATCACCGAGATCGACAGCACGAAAACCAAGTCACCGCAGCCGGGCCGGGATGCGATGACCCGTGGAGCCGCGCACTGACCCCGCTGCGGCACAGGCTGCCGCTCCCGGCCAGGCGACGCCCGAGCGCAAGATCGATTACGTCGGCCAGGGCAAAGCGCTGATCGAGAAGTGCATCGCCGAAGCGGCGTCGAATCACGCGCGCCTGCTGCGCGACCGCGCCGACATCCTCAATCAGAAATTCGACCGCGGCGGCCGCGCCAATCAGTGGTGCGTCTGGGACCAAGGCACGGGACGCTACGTCGAACGTGGCACCGATCCCGAGCAAGGCGGCCTGCCGGAATATATTCCGCGCCCCGTCACCAATGTCTTCAACGTCGTGATCGATGGGATCTGCGCGATCCTCGATCAGTCCGAACCCGCGCAAGTCTTCGGCCCGAACACGGACGCGGACAGCGACAAAGCGGCCGCGGAAGTCGCGGCCGATGCCGTGCCGGTGCTGCGGGAGGAATGCGGATACGACTCCGAAGGCCACCGCCACGAGTTGAACCGCTTGTCGACGCTCATCGACAAGTGCCTCTACCTCCTCTACTACGACAACGACCCCAAGCACGGCATGGGCGAGGTCGAGTTGTTCTCGTGCGGCCAGTGCGGCGAGGTGGTTGAGCCGATGGAAGTCGAGGACGCCGGCGGGAAGTGCCCCCATTGCGAGTACGCGGAGACGGAGCACTTCGAGCTCGTCACCGACCCGACGACGGCCCTGCCGATCACGATCCCGATGCCAAAGGGCCGGATTCGTGGCGAGATCATCCCGAGCTACGAGTTCACGCTGCCGTCCTCATGTCGGCGGCCGAACGCGAAAGCCGCGCCGTGGATCCTGACGCACTCGCGGATGGCGCCGCAGGACGTCGCGCGCATGTGGCCCGCGGCCGCCGCGATCGCCGACGACAAGTCGAAGTGGGCCTCGGGCTCTCTGACGCGGGCCTACGCCGATCAAATGCGGGCGCTCTCGAGCCCCGCGACCGGTGAGACCGGGAGTCGCACGGGATCGCAGGAAGTGGATGGGCCCGTCGTGTATCGCCTGATGCACGACCCGATCGAGGATCGCGACTTTTACTTCCCGAAGGGTTTTTTCGGCGTGCTGATCGGTGGCGAGCTCGTGGAGAAAGGGCCGCTGCCGTTCGAGGACGGCAACGGCACGCCGGTCAAGCACGGCATCGTGCGCACGTATGTGGACGGCACGGGCTCGCAGTTCGGCCACCCGCCGGGCGATGACTTGGTGCCGCTGCAGCAGTCGCGCAATCTCGTCGAGTCGATGATCCAGTTGATCATCATGCACGACGCGGCGCCGACGAAGTACCTGCCGGAAACCGTCACGCTGGTCGATCAGCCGACCGGCGTCCCGGGCGAATGGGTGCGCTACCGCTCGCTGGATGGGCAGAAGCCCACCGAGAGCCGCGGCATGAATCCGCCCGAGTCGCTGTTCAACTACCTCGATCGCATCGACGCAAAGTTCCAAGAGGTCAGCCGGCTCAATTCCGTGCTCTCCGGGCAACGGCCGTCTGGCGATCCGACGCTCGGCGAAGTCCAGATCCTCGAAGAGCGCGGCATGGCCGCGTTCAGAGCCCCGCTCGACTGCCTGATCCAGTTCGAGAAGGATCTGTCGTTCCTGCTGTTGACGATTGCGCGGCAGTGCGCGTGGTCGCCGCGCTTCCGCCGCATCCGCGGCGAGGACAAGCAGTGGGAGATCAAGCAATTCGCGAGCGCGGACCTCTCGGGCGAGATCGACATCACGGTCGCGCGCGCGTCGGCATGGCCGAAATCGCCGCTGATGCAGCAGCTCCGCATCAAGGAAGCGCTGTCCGGTGGCGTGCTGCCGCCGCCGATGCAAGACCCCGAGTTGCAGGGCCAGTTGCTCGTCGACATGGACCTGGCGCACCTGAAGAAGTCGTGGGACGTCGATCGCCGGCAGATCGCGCGCGAGCTCGATGTGTGGCGCCACGCGCACACGCCCGACGAGATCATGGCCGCCGCGCCGGATCCACACATCATCGAGATCTCCCTGCATCTCTATCTGAAAAAGAACTTCCTGAAAACCGAGGAAGCGGAAGAGATCCGGCTGGCGAATCCGCCGGTCTATCAGGCGATGGTGCAGCAGGTGCTCGGGCTCGAGCAGCACATGCAGATGAAGGCGATGCAGGCGGCCGCGATCCAAGCGGGCCCGCAAACGCCGGCCGCACCCGGTGGCGAGGGCGCGCTCGACGCCGCGCTGGAAGCCGGCGCTGTCGCACCCGCCGAGGAACCGCAGCCCGAAGCGTTGGCCGCGGCAATGGAATCAGGCGCGTTGATGCCCGCGGGCGCGGGCGAGGCGATGGCCGCCGCGGCGGCGGCTGGCCCGTCGATGGACGACCTGTTGGAAGCGAAGTTGTTACTCCCGGTGACGCCGGACGAGGGCGCCGCGCATGCAGGCGTGCCCCCGCTGTAAGACGCCGATGATCGAAACGATCACGACCGGCGCCAGCGCCCGGTATGTCGCATGGAGTTGTCCGGGCTGCCGGTATCGGCCGCCCGGGGAGCAGTTGGTGGGCTCGGCGCCGCGGGGCGTCCTCTGGCCCGGCTCCGTCACCGACGGTGCCGAGACCACCACTGATCACGACGACGAGGTGTCGGTGAGGTAGTCGGCCGCTGGGAGCGCAGGCGACCCCGACCTGCGAGGGCGATGGGCCTCACCACACATTGACTCCGGCATCGTGCCGCGTCGATGTGCGATGCGCAAGCTGAGCGGGGAGAGAAAAGGTTGACGCAGGGGCGCGTGGGCGCGGTTGGGACTCATACCCCCGACGGTCCGAGTTCGACTCTCGGCCCTGCAACCAAGATGCGCGGATAAGCGCGCAGCACGGTCTGAACGGCAACGGGAATGATCACCCGGCGGTAGTCCACCGCGCGCCGTTCAGCATTCACAAGGACAAGCGGGATTCAAGGACGGGATCTCACGCGACGCCGCGCGATACGCGGTGCGTGAGCCCGTCCTTTTCGTTTTTCGCCTGTCCGTTTCGACAAGGAGAGCGCAATGCACCTGTTCAAACGGTTCATCGCCACGCCACTTCTGGCTCCAGAAGACGGCGCGATGGCCGGTGGTGCGGATCCTGGTGCCGAGGGAACCGCAGACGCTGGCTTTGACGGCGGCGACGGCGGCGACGGCAACGACGCGGACGGCTTCGACGACGGCGCCAGCGATGGCGACGGCACGCAAGCTCGCGGCGACGACGACGAAGACCTGGACCTGATCGCCGGACCCGAAGAAGACGACGACGCGGTAGGCCGTCCTGCCGAGGAGCGACTTCGCAATGTGCTGAAAAAGTTTCGCAAAGCGAGACGACAGCTGGCGAAGTTCAAGCCCTTGGCCGACCGCCTCAAAGGCGTCGATGTCGATGAAGTCCTGCAGGGCCACAGGCAGTTTCTGACGCTGCGCGAGCGGTTGGCGACCAACAAGCGCCTGCAGCGGCTGTTGATCGAGGACGGCGCGGACGGTGCCGCGGACGACCAGAGCGACGACGCTCCGGCCGGACGCGGTGCCGATCGTGGCCGGGCCGTCGAGGAGTTCGATGAATCGACGCTGCCGTTCGACCCGAACGCCAGTCCGTCGAATCGGTATTTCGCCGACTTCTTCAAGCGTCACCACGCCACGGCGCGCGAGCAAGAGCGCATGGTGCGAACGCTGAGCAAGCGGATCGAGCAGTTGGAAGGTGGCCTTCAGCAACGGGATCAGCGCGTCATCAGCGAGCGCTGGCAGAACGAGCTGAATGCCGCGCTCAGCCAGATCAAGGGTCCCGACCGGGTGATGGTGAAGAACCAGCAGACGGTGCTCAAGGACCTCGTGACGGCGGCGTTCCGACTCGCGCCGAAGGGCACCGATCCGAAGAAGGTCATCGCGCACTACTCGGGGCTTCTCGGGATCAAGCCGACGCAGGGCCAGTTGTCCGCCGCGCAAGCCAAGCAGCGAGCAGCTATTCGCAACGCCAGTTTGCCGCGCACGGGCGGCGGCGCCGGCGTCCCCACTCCTGCGCGCGGCAAGAAAGAGTCGATCGCAGATGTGACGCGCCGGATTCGCCAGTCGCTCAGCGGCTAGGAGTGACCATGAAGCGATCCCTGTTTCATGCGTGCTCGGACCTCGCCTTCGACGGTCTCCACGACCGTCAGTGGATGCCCGGGTCCGACACCACGCAGTGGGACCCGTTGTTCAAAGACGACTACGGGCCCGCGATCGTCAGCCAGGTCAACGAAGAGAACCTGATGACGAAGTGGATGGAAACCGAAATCGCCGACGACTCGTGGGTCGGGCGACAGAAGGTGGTCCCCATCAAGATCGGCCGCAACCGGTCGATCGGCTCGATCCCGTCGCGGGGCCGCCTGCCGCAGGCCGGCCGCAGCGTGTTCGAGGACTTCCAGATTCCGATGAAGAACACGTACGGCCGCGTGGGCTTCGAGCGGAACGTCATTGCGCAGTCGCGCAACAAGAAGGGGTCGTGGCAGCAGGTGATCCCCGCCGAAATGGAGGGGCTGACCGAAGCCATGGCCTTCCACCGCAACCGCGTGATCTGGGGCTACGGCTCCGGCATTCTCGCGCTGGTCAACGGCGCGCAGAGCGCCGACACGACGATCGAAGTCGACAGCCCGGGCAACGTGTCCGGATCCTCGGGAGGCGCGCGCTACCTCGATGGCGACAGCACGTCGGGCATGTACGTCGCGTTCCTGGATTCAAGCAACAACATCCAGGCGACGGCGACGATCAACAGCGTCGCCGCGGCGCTGACCTCCGTCACGGTGGACTCGGCGATCACGGTCGACGACAACGCGAAGATCGTCATCGCGCAGTCGGCGACGCAGACGTCGCACAATCAGGAGCCCGAGGGTCTGCTCGCGGGCATCGACGACGGCACGTACGTCGCGACCTACCACGGCCTGAGCCGCACCACCTACCCGATCCTCAACTCGCACGTGACGACCGGCGTCGGCGCGCTCTCGCTGGATGCGATTCAGCAGATGTGCGACGCGGTCCACATCAAGACCGGCAAGACGTTCGACATGTTCGCGTGCGAGCACGCGGTGCGTCGCGCGTATCTGGTCCTGCTCGAGACGGATCGGCGCTACACCGGGGCGGATCTCGCGCGCCCGGATGGCGGCACCGCCGCGGCGAAGAAGCCGGGCGGCCGCACCATCACCTACGGCGACATTCCGATGTTCGTCGATCGTGATGCGCCCTACCGGATGCTGTTCGGCGTCAACAAGGCCTCGTGGACGCGCTACGTCGAAAACGAGGGTGAGTGGGCCGCGCAGGAGGGCTCGGTGCTCAAGTGGGTCCAGGACTACGACGAGTACACCGCCTTCTACTTCATCCAGGACAACTTCCATTGCCAGCGGCCGAACGTGAACGCGCGCATGGAAGGCATCGATGTCACGCAGCTGGCGGTGAAGGCGGCCTAATCGCCGTCTGACGCCAGCGCACGCGGCGTTTGCGCACGACCCGGGTGAGCGGTCCTCGCCGACTCACTCGGGTCCGTAGCCCGCGACACACACAAGGAGAAGTGATGGGCATCCCGTACAACCCGCCGCAGATCGATCGGAGCAAGGTCCGCTCGCTGCTGCCGGCGCATCGCCAAAAGCAGGAACTGAAGCCGGACACGCTCGTGACGTGCCTGAATCGCGGCCCGCGCCGCCTCGTCGACATGTTCGACGCCGAGGAATACGTCATCGAGCCGTACATGCTGTTCGAAGTCACCTTCGCGTGTGCGAAGCACTTTCAGAACCGCCTGATTGTGCCCGGCACGCGCAACCCAAATCCGGCCGATACCGAGCTGCCGCAGTCGGTCAGTTGGATCGCGATTCTCGGCGTCGACCCGCCGCAGGCCTGCGAGCCGTTCGATCCGGCCCTGCTCGAGCGGTTTGGCGAAAAGGTCGAAGGCCTCAATCGCGACGCCCTGCCGAGTGCCGATCGCGACGTGCAAATTGCGTCGACGGCGGACCTGCGACGGCTCCTGCCCGGTGCCGGTGCGGCCTCCAGTGTCGCGGCGCTCGCGATGGCCGCGGGTCACGACGTGGCCGCCGGCGCGGGCGGTGGTGGCGGGCTCGGGCTGCAGCAGCAGATTGTCGGCGGGTCCGACGAGAAGCGCGAAGCGGCGCTCGCACCGGTCGAGACCAGCGACGCCTCTGCGGCGGTCGCCGAAGCCATCGCATCAGGGACGTGGGCACCACCGGACGAAAGCCAGATCGTCGATCGCAGTGCGCCGACACCCGAGGAAGTCGTCGCGCGCGCGACCGGGACGCGCGGCGGACGCCGCCGGTAAGTGTCGCCATGCCGCACGTGCCGCTGCCCGTCCACCTGCGTCTCGAGCCGTGGTGTCACCACGTGCAGGACTACGTGATGCGCCACGACCCGGATCTGCGGATCCGCCAGTCGATTGAGCATCCGGGGTTCTACGTGCTCGAGCGCCGGTGCCGCCGATCGCCGGCGAGTGAGGCGGGCCTCGGGAACCACACCGATGCGCACGTGCAGAAGCGAGACGGGTACATCCACGTCTCGCTCGTGCACTGGCAGTGGTTGACCCGTCCCTGGAACATCGTGCGCGCCTTGCAGGAGGAGGGACAGGACCTCTTCGCGAAGGGCGGGCATCAGTTCGCGGACGAACTCGAATACGAGGAAGCGTGGGCGAAGGAAACGCGGCGCCGCCGGCGGCTCGGGCTCTACCGAGACATCGCGGCGGACGCGTATCCCGTGCTCAATCGCCTCGGCAACAAAGACGGAACAGAGCGCACGCGGATTTCTGCGCCGGGCCCCGTCTCCACCGCCGCGTAAGCCAGAGGGAGATCCTCAATGTCCACGAGACTCGAACATCGCGTGCTGGCAAAGACGGCCAGCTTCACGATTCCCGGCGATCGCTCGTATGCGCCAGGCACCGTGATCACCAACCGCGGCGCCACGGGCAGCGTCACGGCGACGCTCCCGACGCCGGGCAGTGGCCTGAAAGGGCACTGGTACATCTTCTGGTTGCACGCCAACCAGTCGTTCATCGTGGCCGCGCCGAGCACGAACACGCTCGTGACGATCGGCGATGCGACGGCCGACAACGTCGGATTCCAGATCTCGAACAAGAAAGTTGGGCGCGCGATCTATGCCGAGTGCGATGGCACGTCCTGGTTCGCCTGCCCGTTCGGGAGCGCCGATGGCTTCTGCATTGACGGCACGGAGGTCAGCCCTGCGGCGTCGCTGACGCTGCCGACCGTCAACGGCGCGGTGCTCAATGCGACGGGCGACGAGCTCGACGTGCTCGACGATGTCACGGCGGGGACCTTCGCTGCCAGCAAGGGGATGGTGCTCGACGCGAGCGGCCACGGCGTGATGCCCGACAACGGCATCCTCGCGCTGTCGCGGGGCACGGCGGCGGCCGCCGGATCAGGCGCGTCCGACGCCACGGCACTGACCGATCAGATCGCGATCGTGACCGGGGCGGACAACGCGAAGGGCGTCGCCTTGCCGGCGGCCGCGACGACGACCGGTCCGTTCCTGGTCATCAACGACGCGGCGGCGCGGCTGCTCGTCTATCCCGTCAACGGCGGCAACGACAACATCAACGGCTTGGCCGAAGATGCGGCGTTCACGCTGGCGGGCGGTGAGTGGGCGCTGTTCATTCCGACGTCGGCCACGCAGTGGTACACCGCGACGCGTGGCGCGCAGGCGGAACCCTCGCCGCGGGCACGCACGACGGTCGCCAACGCGGGCACGGTCGCGGCGGCCGATCTCCGCGGGCGCGTGCTGTTCCAGGACGCGTCGGGCGGCAACGTCACGATGACGACGCGCACGGGCACGCAGATCGCCGCCGATCTGCCCGAAATGCGTGTCGGCGATTCAATCCTGTTCCATGTCGCCTCGAATCACGCGACCAACACGTCCACGATCAGCGGCGGCACGGATGTGACGCTCGTCGGCAGCGGCGCCGTGACGAACACGGGCGGCAGTTTCCTGCTGATCAAGACCGCGGCGACGACGTTCGACCTCGTGCGGGTCGGGTAACGCGACCACGTATCACAACCAAGGGAGATCCTGATCATGAGCCAGCGCACCAACGAAGACCTGATCCGACACCTGATGGCACTCGGCATGGCGACCGGCACCGTCGGCGCTCTCGCCCCGGACGTGATTGCCGACCTCGCGACAGTCGTCGGCGGCACCACACAGAACGAAGACAACACGCTCAACAGCGTGGCGCTCGATGACGAGTGGCTCTCGCAGCGGAAGCGCGGGGCCATCATCGTCGCCTGGGGCACGACGGCCGCCAACGGCAACACGAAGGACATCAAGCTGTTCCTCGGAGCCTCGGCGATCCTGACGCTCGCCGATCAGACCAACAACGCCAAGGACTTCGCGTTCATCGCGTTCCTGTTCTCGGACGGCGTCGACTCGCAGCGCGGGTTCGGCATCGCCCTGATGGACGGCGCCGTCGTGGCGGGGTCGTCGATCAACTTCACGGCGACCGAAGACGCGAACGTCGCGAAGACGATCAAGACGACCGGCAACAACAATTCCGCGGCGGCGTCCGCTGCGACGGGCAAGGGGCTCGTCGTCATCCCGCTCGCCAACGCGGCGTAACGCGGGCACGGGACCCGGGCGGGTGTGAGGCTGCTTGGCCGCACCCGCCCTTTCCCGAGGGAGATCCCCATCATCATGCGCACGCTCAATCGCACGATTGTCGGCGTCCTGCTTGTGCTCGCGCTGTCGGCGCTGCACTCCTTCCGGCCGTCAGAGACGACGCCGGATCAGGTGTCATCGGTGCTCGCGTTGTCGCGGGCGCCGGACTTCTTCGCGCCGGCCTTGCTGGCGCAACCGGGCAACCGCGTGCGCCTCGCCGCGCCGTATCGCGTCAGCTGTGGCGCCGCGGCCGCGCAACTCACGGCGAGCGGCAACGTCCACGGCGTTGTGCTGAAGGCCCTGGTGCCTGGCCAGACGATGTATGTCGGCGTGTCGTCGGCCGTCACCACCGCCAACGGCTACCCGATGAGCGACAAAGAAACGCTCACGCTGGAGGTTCGCAATGCGAACGAGCTCTATTGCATCGCGTCTGCGGGAGGGCAGGAAATGGCTGTCCTGCCGTTCTCGCGGTATTGACACACTCGCTGGCGCGCTGATCGCGCTGATCGTGTCAGGGCCGCTGCTCGCGCAGCAGTCTGGCCCGGGCGTGTTGCCGGGCGGCAGCGGTGGTGGAGGCGGCGCGCCGACGTCGGCGACCTATATCACGCAAACGGCAAACGGTGATCTGAGCGCTGAACAAGCGTTGGCGTCGCTCTCGAGCGGCATCATGCGCGTCGCCACGACGACGGGCGTGGTGTCCTCGCTCACCGACAGCGCCGGGATCGCGGCGAACATCAGCGATGAAACCGGCACAGGCGTGCTCGCCTTCTCAGATTCGCCAGTGTTCACGACGCAGGTCGATCTCGCGGCGGCGGGCGTGCGAGCGTCCGCAGCCGATGGCGTGCTGACGCTGCTCGGGCTCGGCAACGGCAACGATGAGAACCTGACGTTCGATTTCGACAATGCCGCCGCGAATACCGTCGCCGTCGCCAGCGGGACGGGAGTCGCGGCGATCACCTTCGGCGCGATCAATCTGGCGACGACGACGATCGACAGTGGCGTCGCGAACACGGCGCTGATCGTGAAGACGCCGACAGGCAGCACTGCGGCTGGCGTCAGCGTCGTGTCCGGGTCTACCGTGCGGGGGTTGTTCGGCGGTAACAACGTCGAGACGTACATCCAAGGCCAGCCAAGCCTGCCGATCAGCTTCTACAACGGGGCCGGCAGCACCGTGAACATGGCGATTCTCGATGCCGGGGCGCTCCGCATTGGCAGTTGGACGGCGGCACTGACGGCGGGTGCCCTCGGGCTGCCGAAGATGACGGCATCGGGCACCGCGCCGGGCGCCGCGGGCCTCAAGCTCGAAGTCGTCTGCGGCACCAACGCCGGCACCGCCAAGATCATCGCCTACGCGGGCACGTCGACGACCGCGACGACGGTGCTGGACAACATCGGCTCCGGCGTCACCGGGTGCTGACGCGCGCGTGATCGGTTCAATCGTTCCGCACGGGGCGCGCGAGGCGGAACAGCAGGGCACCGCGCCGGAGGACAGTCCAATGCGAACCCGTTTGCTGATCCTGACGCTGCTGCTGGCCCTGGCCGTACCAGTCCACGCGCAGAACACGTCGACGACCATGATGGCGCTCGTCTCGTCCCCGCAGTTCACCAACCGGCTGCAGTACCTCGGCGCACAGGTGGCGAAGGAAGTGCTCGAAGAGGCGGCC